TATGGGGGGGTGGGGGGGGGGGGGGGCGGGCAGGTTTACATTTTCCCCGACGAAGCTTCGATGGAGGCGGCGGGGGCCGCGGGGGGCTTGGCAGATGGTGCTCGGGTTCAGCTCGGTTATGGGCCGAAGGGAGTGAGCGGCACCTACCACAAGGGAGCGAAATAGGATGCCGTTCGTCCCTGATGGTCAGCAGCCAACAATGACGACCACCCCCGCGCCACCGCTGGTGGTGTCAACGCCCCCCGCAGCCGCCCCTGCAGCGGCTGCGCCCGCGCCGACGTCCGTGACAACGACGCAGGGAGGACATTTTGTTCCAGACCCGACGCCGCCGAGCATATTCGACACCGCGTGGGAGGATTACGCCAAGCCGGGGCTTAAGCTCGCGGCGCGCATGCCGATCCATATGGCGCTGTCGCCGATGGATCTCGGGATCGGCGCAGCGAAACTGATCGGTGCCGGCGCGGACAAGCTCGGCATCACGTCGCCGCAGCCGACGCTGGTCGACACGGACGGTAAGGTGATTGGCGGGCCGGATACACTTCCGCCAAGCCAAAATCTGATTAATGACCTCGGGATCAAGATGGACCCCGATTCCGGCGTGGCGATGCGGGTTGCCGATGCGACGCTGCCGGTGCTGTTTTCTGGCTGGCAGGGCAAGCTCGCGCGCGCCGCTGAAGCTCAAGGCACGATCCCTAAGCTCGCGGAGATCGGCGGCCATGTCGTCGGCGCTGGCGCGGATGTCGGGCTGCAGACGCTCGGCGGCATGGCGGGTGACTACATCGGCGGCCCGCAAGGCGCGTTTATCGGCTCGCTGTTCGGCGGCAGCTTGCGCCCAGGCGGCCAGGCGGGGCTCGGTTGGCTCGGTCGGAAAGGTTTGAGGCAGGGGGCTGAAGAGCCGGAGCCCAGCGGCGCTCCTGGCCTGCCGTCGTCGGAACAAGTTTTCGACGCGATGACGAACCCCGAAGGACCGAACACATTCCCGTCGTTTGGTCAGGTCACCAACGAAACTGGCAAGCGGCTTGAGAAGGGGTTCGAATCGTTTCCGATCGACTTTGGCGTCGGCGCGGCGCGCAAGAACGCGAACGAGGGGATTCAGCGCTCGATCAATACCGGCACCGGCATTGTTGGCGATCGGCCGGCGGGTGCGGGGCCGGTCAGCGAAACGCGCACGGCGCAAAACATCATTGACCTGTCGCGCGAGGCGAATGCGAACCAGCAGTCGGCGCTATCGTCTAGAGAACAAGATATCGAAGACGCGATCATGGCGACTGAAGCGGGGCAGAAAACTCCCGTTTCGCCGTTGGTCGACTTGATTAGCGGCATAGCGAACAAGGGGCCTGGCCCGATTACGCGGGTTGTGGCCCCGCGTGCCCAGGATCTTTACGACACGCTGAGCCCAGGAGAGAAAGATCCGACCGATGTCACCTCGCCATGGGACGAACTAAAGATCCTGCGCACCGACCTCGGGCAAAAGACCAGGACCACCGATCCGATCAAAGGGCCGACTTACGACAGGCTGTATGGTGGCTATTCTGACGCCATGCAGACCGGCGCTGTGAACGCCGGGCAGGGGCCGGAGTTTAACCAGGCAAACCTCGATTACTCGACGTTCAAGCAGGTCAACCAACCGTGGCTTGAACGCCAGGGCGGCGGCCTTGAGCGGAATGATCCGGCGGTCAGCCCGACGACGATTGCCGGCCGGGTGGAGGGCATCGCTGGTGAGAATCCGAACTACATGAATGAAATCGAACAGCAGCTCGGTCCTGGCGCGGCGCGATCGACGGTCGCCGACGTGCTCAGCCGTTTGGGCCAGCGCAGCGGTAAATTCGCTCCGGACAAATTTGCGCAGGAATATGGCGGGCTGACGCCGGAGGTGAATGCTTTCGTTGACCGGCATGCGCCTGGCGCGACGTCCTACCTCAACAATGCGGCGACCGGCGCTCGGGCGTTCGATATCGCGCCGGAGCGCCCAGGCATGAGTAAGTCGATAGGGTGGCTCGCCTCGTTGGTGCAGCAGTCGGTGGAGCACCCGGCGCTTAGGATGGCGTTGTCGCCGGCGATTGAGACGCCGTCAGTGATCCGAGCAGTTTCCGACCGTCAGGACATCCCGGCGATCCTCGCGCAATATTTCATGCGCCAGGGTCTAGCGGCGGGGCGTCAATGAGCGAGTTTCGACCAAATCAAGGCAGCGAAAATCAAGGCGGGAGCGGCGGCCATGCCGCCAATTACAAGCTTGTCGACGACGCGCTGCCAGAATCCGTCGCCGACGATCTTTTTGGTTGCCCAACCGAAGAAGTGATCCTGCGTGGTGATAGCCATCTTGATCAGCATATAGACGGTGGAAAGGGCGAACCAGGCGAAAACAATCAACAGCAAAAGGTGAACGAGGTGCATCGGGTATCTCGGGGGCATGGTTGAACGGGAGCCTGGTATTTAATGTCTCACGGGTCTAACATCAATGGCGGTCTGGACTAACCCGCAGGCCAGGGATCTGGTGATCCGCACTCTCCTCGGCGAGTCCAATAAGACGCCGGAAGGCATGATTTCGGTTGCGCATGTGATTAAGACCCGCGCCGATTCCGGCGCTTGGGGCGACCCGACCAAGGGCGGGCTGACGCGAGCCATCACCGCGCCGAAGCAATTTTCGATGTGGAATACCGACAACCCGAAATTGCTGGCGCTCGCGGCGAGTTCCAAGGCGGTCCCGACAGACTCTCCTCTTTATCAGCGCGCGGCGGCGATCGTCGATGGCGTGTTTGGCAACGACATCCCCGACCCTACCGGCGGTGCAACCAACTATCACACGCCGGATGTGCATCCTGACTGGTCGCAGGGGCAGACGCCGGTCGCGATGATCGGCGGTCACTATTTCTACAAGCTGCCGTTCACCGCCGCGACCACCGGCGGCACCGCCGTCACTAGTCCGTCGATGGTTGGGGTGGGAGGGTCAGCCGCGCCGGCTCCAGCCCCAGGCTTTGTTTATGGCGGTGCGTCGCCGCAAGATCCTGGCGTCGACACGCGCCATCTGGAGCCGGTGTTCAAGGCGCGCATCGATAAGCTCCAAGCCGATGCCGCCGCTGCCGGCATTAAGACCCACTTGACGGACGGCTATCGCGACAACACCAGCCAAGCGGCCGACTATGCAAAGCTGGGCGCGCAAGGCTTAGCCGCCGCGCCTGGGTCGAGCTACCACCAGTTCGGCCGCGCTGTTGACTTGGTGGCGGACAATCCGGCGCAGCAGCAGGCGCTCATTGCGCTGGCGGACCAACCCGGCCGGGGCATCACCGCCGGCGCGCATTTCGCCACCCCCGATCGCGTCCACTTCCAGGCGGCGGAAGGCAAGACCGCGCCACTCCTTGAGGCGGGGGCGAACGCACCTGCCAAGCCGATCGGCCAGGGCGGAATAGGCTCCGACGCTAGTGCGCCCCTCGGTACGGCATCGCCTGGGCCGCCGGCGGTTTCCACGATTGTCCCCAGTCCGAATGTTCCTGCGGCCAATGCACAACCCGTCTCGGCGACTGCGCCGGCAAACTCATCAGCGGGTTTCGTAGGCCCAGGAAGCGACAAAGTCTCGTTGGTGAAGAGCATCACGTCCGGCACCAGTCACAACCCCCAAATCACCACGGCGGCGAATTGGGGCAACCTGTTCGGCGGAGCGCCTCCAGTCGCACCGCCGGCTGCACCGGCCGCAGCGCCCCTGCCTGTCCCGCGGCCGGCGTCAGATCGACAGCCATCGACAAGAGAGATCCCCGCGCCAACGCCCCCGCCAGGCGCGCCCGTCAACGAGCCGCCGAGCTCGCCGATGGCGTCAATCGTGACCAATTGGGGCGCGACGACGCCGACCGATTCGAGCACGATCCCCGATGTCACCAAATACGCACTGCCGGGTAGCGGCGTCACCGGCAGGCCGGCGATGACAGAAGGCGCGCCGTCGATGGGCTTCCCGGCGATGACCAATCCGTTCGGCCAGCCGCCGCCAGATCAGCAAACCTCGATGCTGCCGGGATCGATGCTGGCGTCGGCGCAGAACTTGATGAAGCTTCTCTTTCCGACGGCGTGAACCATGGCTGACGACGATCTTGGCGGCGTTTTAAGTCGCATAGCGACGCCGCCGGCGGCTGGCGGCGTCGGCAGCGATGCGCGTTATCCTGTCTCGCCGCCGCTGGGCTGGAATGCGCCGCCGTTGGCTGATCAAGATCGCGATGTGATGATTAAGACCATTGCTGGCGAAGCGGGCGGTGAACCTGCATTGGGACAAGCCGCAGTCGCCCATGTGATCCTCAATCGCGCCGCCCTCGGCGGGTATAGCCCAGACCAGAGCATCCAGGGCGCAGCCGAAGCCCCGGTCAAGCCGGGCTCGCAGTTTCATCAGTTCTCGGTGTGGAACGCACCCGGCATGCCGGATTACAGCAAGATCACGCACACGATCACGCCCGCAGATCCGCAATATCAGGCGATTGGAAACCTCGTCGATCAGGTCTACAGCGGCGCGATCCCCGATCCGACTGGAGGCGCGACGCACTATTACGCTCCAGCCTCGATGCCGGGAGGCCGCCCGCCGACGTGGGGAGCAACGTTAGCTCAACTGAACTCGACGAAGATCGGCGGCAATGTATTTGTCGGTGGTTCAGAGGGGCCGGGCCGGATCTTCCCGACCTCGCCTCAAATCGCGTCTCAGTGAAAAGGGTGATCAGCATGGCGATCGTCAGAGAAAACATCCCCAAGGCTAGCGGCAAGTCGTCGATCGCGGCGATGCTCGCCCAGCGATCTCAACCGCCGGCGATGGCGGCGGCTCCGCCTCAGCCGCCGCTCAATGGCATGCGCGCGCCTGCGCCGCCCATGGCGGCCCCGGCCGCGCCGCCGCCAGTCGCTGGCGGCATGCCGCAGGCGGCTGTGCCCGCGGCGATCAAGGCGATGTTGATGGCGAGAATGTTCGGCGGCGCTGGTGGGCCTGGCGGCGCGATGGGCGGAGGGGGAGCGCCTCCAATTGGCCGCGCCTAACCGACCAAACGCCGCCCAGTCGAGGCTACCTCATACGCTCCAGAAAAAATTGCGGGGGTTCTTAATCTTTCCCCGCAGTGGTATTGTTATTTGATGAAGTGCGCGACGGTCAGGATGAGCGCCGCCATCGCCGTCATCGTGCTGAGTAGAATGGCGATCGCCTTCAATGTCTCAGCGTGGATCATCCAAGCGTTCCAGTTTTGGAGGCGACGCGCACAAGCAGCCATAGAACGCCGAACGTCATCGCGACGTTAGTGCCGACCATCCACGTCAGGAGAGCAAGCTTCGTCTCGATGCTGGCTAATCGGTTTTCATAGCTGGCCACTTCCTCGGCCGCGTTGTTTGCTTTCTCAAGCGAAGCGCCGGCGTCGATTAGCGCCTCGCGCAGCGCACCCAATTGCAAAGCCATTTTAGTCCAACTCCGTTGGCGATTTGTCGGGGGGCCAGCGCAGGATCATTTTTGTGGACGCCCGTTGATGAGACGATCAAGCGAGTCAGCCTGAACCATCCTCTTGCCGCCAGGGACTTGGATGGCGCGTAGCACGCCCTTCTCCAGCCAGCGGTGGATGGTGGTGCGGTTGCGGCCGGTCATTATCGCTACTTCAGTAAGGCTGTAGCCAACACGCTTGATGTTGTCGTACCTGCGCTCGTTTTTATACTCAGTTTTGCGCATTTTCCCGGTTTCCTGGCGGGCCGATCACCCGCCAGGTATATGGGGCTTGGTGCCTCAACAGTCAACTTCACGCCACCTGACGCACGAACGCCACGACGTTGTCGCGAGCGCCGTCGACAAACGCGCCCCACGCTTCCATGACCGGCCGCCTGCGGGCGATCAGGCTGGAGCGGGCGTAAGCGTTCTCGGCGTCGCTGCCGACCTTGTGGGCGATGCAGCGCTCGGACAATTCGCGATCGACGCCAGTCTCGCCGCACCAGTCGCGGAACGAAGAGCGGAACCCATGCGTGGTCGCCTCGCCGGCCGAGCGCTTCATCAGCGCATGCAGGCTGGCGTTGCGCATCGGCTTGCCCTTCGCCTTGTCTGCGCCGCGCCCGCCAACGAACACAAACTCGCCGGTCTTCTCCAGGCTGCGCAGGAGCGCCACCGCCGGCTCGCTGAGCGGCACGTCATGGTCGCGGTGCATCTTCATCCGCGCTGCCGGGATCGTCCACACGCGGGCCATGAGATCGATCTCCGACCAGGTCGCGCCGCGCGCCTCGTTCGAGCGGACGGCGGTCAGCATGATGAACTCAAGCAGGCGAGCGCTGGTCGCATCCGACTGGCGCAAGCGCTGCAGGAACTCCGGCGCGTCGCGCCAGGGCAACGCGGCGTGATGCACGTCCTGGGGCTTCTCACCCGGCCACAGATGCTTAAAGATGTTCCATGACGCCGGATTGTCGCCGGCGCGCCAGCCATGCGCGGTTGCGTAGTCGAGCACCGCCTCGATCCGCTTACGCAAGCTTGAAGCGCTGTCAAGCTGCCCGCGGTCCCAGTACGGCTGCAGCACGCCCTTGATGTCGGCGATGGTGATCTCGTCGAGGAGCTTGCGCGCGATCGGCTTGCAGGTGATCTCGACGTCGCGACGCCATTGGTCGAGCGTCGAGCAGCGCCCCTCAAGCGAGGTCTTCCAGCCGGCGCGGTTCTTCTCGATCACCGCCTCGGCCGCCTCGGCGAAGGTCTTGCGCTTGGCCGCGGCCTCCTTGGCCTCCTGCCGCTCGGCGACGGGGTCGACGCCGTTGCGCAATTGTTCGATGAGGGCGTCGCGGCCCTTGCGGGCCAGCGCCAGCGAAACCTTGGCGGCCGAGCCGAGTCCGATTTCGCGGCGCTTGCCGTTGATCATCGGGGTGCGCACGACCCACGATCGGCTCGCGCCTACGACCGCGAGATAGAGGTAGTCGCCGTCACAGTGCCGGCCTTCCGGCAGCTTCATCACGTCAGAGGGTTTCAACATTCTATCCACCTATCCTATCCACCAGAGTGAGGCCATAAGATAGGGTGTTGTGCAACACTGCGCAACTCCCAACTCCGGCTTGTGGCCTGACATTTCAACGGCTTGGCCGAAAAGTGTAGGCATATCAAAGCCTACACCCAACCCTAGAACGCCATGGGCGATGGCGTCAGTATGTGTGGCTAAGACATTGAAAAGAAGCCGAAAACGGCAGCTGATGTTGCACGGGTTTGGAGCTATCCACCCGGCTTATCCACCAGGCGCGTCCTTGAGAGTGGCGCGGGCTTTATCACGCCAAACGTTTTTGCTCTCATTGGCCCACCATACAGCTCCATCCTTGCCATATTGGCGCAGGTAGATCAGCTCGGCAGTCGCCTCGTTAAGCGCCTCCCGCAGCCGCGCGTTCTCCTCACGCAGGGTGATTATTGTGGCTCCAGCGGCATCTTTCCAAACCTGATCGTTAATCATCGTTGCCCGCTGACCAGGCGCTCCAGCGACGCCGCCTGCACCATGCGCTTGCCGCCGGGCACCTGGATGGCGCGCAGCACGCCGCGCTCCAGCCATCGGTGGATGGTGGTCCGGTTGCGGCCGGTCATCTCCACCACTTCGCTGATCGTGTAGCCGACGCGCTTGACCTCGGGCTTGTTCATATCTCACCTTCCTCGTCGACCACCTTGAAATCGCCCTTGGTCGCCGGCGGCATGGCGCGGTCGGAATAGAGCTTGGCCAGCCGGGCGGGGGTGACGGATTCAAGGTTCCACTCGCGTCCCTGCTCGACCCAGGTTTTGGCCAGTCGCCACAGGCGCGCGCCCTGGATGGGCTCAGCCCGCTTTGGGTTGCGGCGGTTCGGGTTCAAAGGGCGCGCCCCTAGCCGGTAGAGCAGGCTCGGCAGCTCCTGCCGGCTCGGCAGCTCGTGCGGCCGGAGATGCTCATGCTTGAGCCACTCGATCACATCGCCGGTGGTCGCGACCGGCAGGTAATTCGGCGGCGGCTTGTCGCTCTCGATTTCGCCGATGATGTCGAGAATGGCGCTCTCGGCGATCTGCTCCGCCATCTCTGCCTTAGCGTCGCTCTTGGGCGCATTGCCGGTCAGGAGATCAACGTCGGCGTCGGTCAGCGGCAGGAGCAGGAGATGCTCGCCGATCATCGCCCAGTGCTCGTTCAGGAGCCGGAGCGCGTGAGCATAATAGTCCGGCGATCGGCGCTCGTCGCTGAAGTTGGACACAACATGCAGGCGGCGATCGTCGTGATCGATCTTCAGCGGGTGTTCTTCGTTGGAAAAGACGACGAAGGCGGCGACGTTGGCCGCCAGGTAGCGCTTGCGGTAGGGGATGCGAATTGGAACCTGCGGCGTGCCGGAAGTGATCGCCTTCAGCATCACGTAAGCGTCATCGCGGCCCCGCTCCTTCATCTCACTGGCCGAGATCAGATGCTTCTCGGCATAGTCGTTGTAGGGAGCGGACAGATCCTTGGGGTGAATCGGCGTGTAGTCGTCGCCATGCGCGAGCCCAATCGGCCGCAGGATGAAATCTTTGCCGCGGCCCTGGCCGGTCTGCACGATCCAATGCCAGCCTGGAGCCTTGTCCGGGTTCTGCAAGAGCCACGCATGCCACTTCAGCCACAGCGCGGTTTCCTCCGGCGAGCCGAGAACGAACTCGACCAGGTCGCGATAGAAATCGATCACCTTGAGGTCGATCGGCCGTCCCTGGTGGGGCCGCGGTGGTGGGCTCCAGAGGTTGAGATAGCGCTGCCCGTCACGCTCGATGAAGCGCGGCTGGCCGGACTCATGCACGATGTCGTCAACCAGGTTCTGGCTGCGCCTGGCGAATAGCTTGCCGAGCGAAAGACGCTTATCGCCGCCAAGCGCGCGCTTCAGCGCCTTCTCACGCCGCGCATGCACCATGCCGAAAGCGGTCGACGTCAAAGGCAAGCGCGGGCGCTTGATCAAATAGAAATCAGACCCGCCGACTAAGCACCATTCATCGAGGGTCGTTTTCGCTATGTCGGCGTCGGCGTCAGCTTGCGCGACCAACTCAGGCTCGAGCTCCTCGATCGGCGGGTCGGCAAAGTCCCGGCGCGCCATTTCGAGTGGTTGGCGGACGTTGGCGAACATGCGCAGCACGTCCGCGCCGACGCGCGCTTGCTGCATTGAATCCCAAAAAATTTCTGGCTTGCGGTCCTGTGGCTGGTCAACCTGGTCGCACCAGGCGAGCCATTGCACCCGGCCCCAGTCAGCGCCGGCGCTTGCGCCATACATCGCCGCACCCATGGTGATGAAGTTGTCGTAAGGCTCGAACGTCTCGTCGTTGGGGATCAGCTCGATCAGCGCCTCCATCTCCTCCGGCGTGCAGCGTTCGGGCTCGCGCTGAACCTGGTTGAACGCATGCAGGCGAGGCCGGTGGGTGACTTCGAAATCTTGCCCGACCGCGACCCAGAACGCTTCGAACTCGGCCAGGTTGATGGACACCAGGGGAACGTCGGCGGGGTCGTTTTCCCAGATGTATGGCTTGAGGCGCTTAGGGTGGACGCCATGCATGTTGAAATATCGGCCCGGCCCCAGGAACTGGATCTGGCCATGCGTGCCGTCGTTCTGCACGACGTCGAGGTTGAACGACGCCGGCATCGGTCCTTCGAGGCGCAGGCAGATGAGCAGTTTCGCATGCGCCGGGTGATCGACGCGCCGAACGCTAAGGTTCCGACCGAAGATTCCATAAGCGAGCGCCAGCACCCGCTCGGCGTCCTCGCGCACGGTCAGGTCGACGTCGAGCGCGATCACGCCGGCCAGGCCGGTGCGGTTGCCGATGAAAGCGCCCCACTCGTCCCACTTCTTGGCCAGCGCCATCGTGGCGTTGCCGAGGTCCTTCCAGCCGCCGTACCATGTCCCGTCAGCCTTGCGTTGCCCCGGCACCTTGCCGCGGTTCAAGGGGTCGATTTTTGAGTTTGGGGAAAGCGTCGCGTCGTGGGGAATTACGGGAACGAGGTTTTTCGCGTAGTCCCGGACATAATCGACGTGACACTTGATCATTCGCTCAAACCTCGTCAACGCTTTCAAGCGATGAAACGGATTCGGTTTTCTTGTCGGGTGGGCAGGCCCATGCCGGTTTCGTCACGACGGCGACGGAATTGCGGAGCGGCATGATCACGCCAAGTGCGTTGTCGGTTTTGTACTTGAGGAGCGCGGGGCCGTCGCTGTTGTAGTCCATGCTGGGCTGACCCTCGTCGAGCATCTCTCCAGCCTTCCAGAGCTTTTTGAGTAAGTCGGGGTCGAAAAGATAAATCGGCCCTTTTTGCTCGGTCTTCTCGGGAACAACACGACGCCAGTCGGGAAACGTTCCGTCGATCGCCCTGAAGCCTAGGTTCGATCCATCAAGCCGTTTAAGCGAAAGCTCGACCTTGCCGAGTTCACCAGTGAGCGTTGCGTACTCGATAGATGCGTTGCGGCCTTTTCTGATTTTTATGGTCTTGATGATCGTGCCGGGAATGATCCAAGTTCCGAGAAGATCGTTATTTCCGCCATCGGTGATGACATCTCGGTAGGCGAAAAGAATGCCGCCGTTTGTCGCCACATAAATTGTCTGGCGCGGGGAAATTTCGACGCAAACACCTCGAAGGTAATAGCGCGTCTCCTTGATCGAGACGGCGCAAGCAACAGCCTGAAGGGCGTTGAGATTGAGCGCGGCTTCCATTGTCGTTCCTCCTCATTTTCCGTATCTCGCCATCACCGCGCCCTCGGCCTTCAGGGGCAGCCCGCAGGCCCAAGACGGAGCTTCGCCCATCACCGCCTTCATCTCACGCAGACGGGCGTCAGCGCGCCCAGAAACCGGCTCGGCGATGATTTCGTCGTGGATAGTGGTCAAGAGATCGTCGTCGTCATTGTCGAGCTGCAGGACCGCGCCGGCGAGCAGATCGCGGGCGACCGCTTGGGTCATATTCTCGACAAATTTGCCGCCCCAGGATCGAATCCGGGTCCACTTCTTTGTCCAGTCCAGACCGTCGTAGCGGATCACATCCTCGACGTCGGCCGCGCCGTCCGGGTCGTTGATGATCGCGTCGATGCTGGCGTTGCGGTAGACGATCTTCCGGCCGCTCGGGAGCCGCATGAGCAGCGCGCCGGCGAGGCGCTCGTCGGTGGCCATGCGAAAAGCGATCCGCTTGGTGCTGACCCAGGTCCACCGATCGGAGACCCGACCCTTGATGACCATGCGGATGATGTCGTCGACTTCGTACCAAAAGAAGCGGATGTGATGATTAGCGGCCCGCCAACCATACACATTCCGAACGGATTCCTCGGGGCTCAACTCGATGAAGTAGGGCGGGTTTTGCGCGATGATGCGAACGCGCCGCGGTCCTGCGCCGAAGCCGCACGACAGCACCAGGAGCTTACCCAGATCGCGGCTGTTCGAGCCAACGTCGTGGGCGGCTTTCTTGTAGATGTCGCTGCCGCGGCGAAAAACATCTAGCGCATCCTCCTGGCCGGCCAGCCAGGCGACCACGCGAGCCTCGATGCCGGAATAGTCGCAGACTGCGAACGCATGGCCTGCGGCCGGCACGTAAGCCCCGCGCAGGCATTGGCTGACGACGTCCATTGGATTGCCGTGGACAAAGTCGATTGTCTCGGCGTCGACGCCCCAGATGATGTCGTCGATCGCGGCGCGAGCGTCGATCTCTTTCGAGGGGCGCGGGTAATTCTGGATCTGGGGGCCTCTGCCCGCCCAGCGCAGCGTCCGCATTGCGCCGCCATATTGCGTCAGGCCCCTGATGCGATCGTCGGCGTCAAGGTAGTTGGTCATCGAGCGGAGCTTGGCGGTCGATGATTTCGCGCCTTGCTGGTAAAGCGTGATGACCTCGCGATGACGGTCGAGGAGGTCATCCTTGAGCACCAGCGGCAGCACCCGCTTGTCGAGGCTGTCAATCGCGACGCCCTTGGCTTTTAGGTAGGCGAGCAGGCGCGCGGTTTGGGTTGGGCTGGTGATCTCGCTGTCGGTCAGATAGGCCAGGCCCCTGCCGATGCGGACCAGCTCACCGTCGACCACCGTCTGCATCTTCTCGACTGCGATGGTGTCGACCTTCAGGCCGCGGTTGTTCATGTGCTGGTCGAGCACCCACAAGCGCCGCTCGTCGGTCGGCATGGGGCGCAGGCGATGACCAATAGCCCGTTCCGCGCGCACATCCTGGGCGCAATATTCGCCTAAGCGCCAGAGCAGCTCGGGCTCGTCCTGATCCCACCAGGTTTCCGTGCTGTTCTTGTGCGGGCGCGGGCGCATCATCTTGCGCATCAGTTTCGCGCCCTCTTTGTCCTTCTTGATATTGGTGCGGAGCGCGATTGCGGCTTGTTCGAGCTTGGGCGGCACGCCCCACACCAGCGCTTGGGCCATGGTGCAGTGGAAGCGCTCGATCGGCAGCGGCGGCAGACCATGCCGCATCGCGCAAGCATTCCAGATGTTAAATTCGAAAGCGGCGTTCCAGGCGCGAAACTCAAGGCTGGAGTCGCGGGTCGCCTCGATCAGATCCTCTGGCGGAGGCTGCAGCGTCGGGTACCAGACGAGGGGGTCGTCCTCTTCGATCGCGTAGGCGAAGCAAAGGATGCGGGTCGAGGGGTGGCGGGCGTATTTGTGCGTGCCGATCTGCGGCAGCGAACCGCGCGACGTCGTCTCAAAATCTCCCGACAGCCGCAGGACCATCAATGTCTCGGTGCAATCGGATCATCACGCATCAGTGAGCGCAGCGCGTCGAGCTGTTCGCGCCTCATGCTCGGTCGAATCGTTCCGGTCTTGAACAGGTTGGTTAGAAGCGTCTCATCGCCGTTTGGGCAGAGGCAGGAGAATTGCCGGCAGATCGACCAGCCAAGGCGCGGGATCTGGGTGTGATGCTGCCAGCATGTTTTGATCTCGGCGAATTTCATCAAGCGCGTGTCTTTATCGCGGGTTATTTTCTCCCTAAAATCGCTGTTGTGACGAAGACAGCGCAACGAATCGCGCAAGGCTTGGTAATCGCCGCCCAGGTCGTCGCGGGCACGGTTGAGCGCCGCGCCGAGCCGCAGCAGAACAAGAGGAATTTTCAGACTGAGGTCGAGCGAGTGGATCTCGTCGATAACCTGCCGGTGATCGCGCATAACCGCCTCCCGAAATAAAATTGGCGCGAGCTTGCGCCCGCGCCGTTTCAGGTTGGATCAGACTTCGTCGTCGTCGTTGGCGTCGTCGAACTCGTCGTCGAAGCTTTCCTCGACTGGCTTGCGACCATCGAGGCGCTTCAGCCCCTCCGACTTGATGATCTGCACATGGTTCAAGCCGAGCGAGACGCCCTTCTTGCCCGAGTGCTCCCAGGAAAACGGATTGAGCGAGAAGCGGACATATTGACCGGCCCAAACCTCGTTCGAATCGGTGATGTGGTTGCGGCCGGTGTCGACGACGCCAGGCTTCGATTTCGACCAGCAATTGAAGAAAATCTTGTACTCCTGCGGAAAGTTTTCCTTCTCCTCGGTTGAGCGAAACGGCGACTTGACCCCCTTGCCTAAGATGAGCTTGGGAAACGCCGCCAAGGATTCCGCCTCAACCGCCTTCTTGAGCGCCGCCCATGCAGGCGATTTCATCTGCTGCTCATTGAGCAGCCCAACCGCGGAAAAGACCAGCTCAGCACTGCCCTCCGCCTTGGGCGTCGGTTTCCAGAGATGGGGGTAGGACAGGGTGACGACGGGGCTCTGAATCGCAGTCATCAACGGTATTCCTTCTTGACGGTACGCGGTGGGGTCGCGCCGCGCTTCAAAGCGCGTTCGCGCATCTGAGCCCGCAGGAGTGCGTCATCCCAGGCATTGGCGATGGCGGTCGTCCGACGTGCTCGGATCTCGGGGTCACGCCAGGCTCGCGCCTGGCCGGCGGAAATTTTGGCGTTGCGGTTGGCGAGTTGTTCGGGGCTCACGACTCGGGCATGCCCTTCCAGATTTTTTCGAGGTTTTCGTTGATGTCGCAGAGCGCGGATTCGATGGCGTCCAGCGAATTGATGAGACGATCGCCCAGGTGCAAGACTGCTGCGGCGATCAGAGCTTCGTCGACGACCCCAATACCGATCAACGCTTTAAGGTCGTCACGGATTTCCTCCGCCTCCATTGGAATCATCACACTTCTTCCTCGTCGGTCGCTGACAAACGGAAAGCTTCGCGGGCGGTCAGGATCGCCATCGCCGGCCGCGGGTCGTCGGCGGGCACCAGGGATGGCTTGCCGGCTGGTTTGTTGATCAGGCCGTTGAGCAGAAACTGGGTCTGCGTGCGGCCCATGCGTTTGAGCGTTTTCTCGATGCCCGCCGGCGACTGCAGCTCGGCCGGTTTGTAGAAGCGCTCGGCGTCCTTGGGGGTGAACTTGCCGCGCTCGACCAGCTCGCGCAGGATGTCGGCATCCTCGCCCGCCCATTTGCGGTTCGAGCGGCCTTCGACGAGCTTGAACCCCGGCACGTCCTCGCCGCGGTGGATCATCAGGGCGGCGTGCTCTTTGAGCTTGTCGATCCAATCCTCGAGGCGGAGCGCCAGGTTGAGCCGCTCAGCGACCCCCTCCGGCGGCAGGTCGTCATTGTTGCGCATGTCGTCGAAGCCCGTGTCGAAGGCATCCTCGGCCGCCTGGTAGGCCAGCTCATGCTTGAGGGGGCAGATGGCGAGCGCCGGGCAGAAGCGGCACCAGGGGCCATCCTGGAGGCTTGTGTCGCCATCCAGGATGCGCTGCACCGCCGGCACCAGCTTGGCGTCGCGCCACATCCAGAGATCGATGATGTCGATCTCCCACGATTGACGCTCGGCCCCATCGATGCGGGGCTGGCAGATGATGATCTCGATCTGGTCGATCAGGCCGTCGAGGTGCAGCGTCTCGACCACCGCGAGCGCGTAGAACAAAGCCTGACTATTGTTGGCGACGCTGACCCGCACGCCCTTGCCGTATTTCAGGTCAACGATGAAAAGCTTGCGGCCGATGATGGCGACGAAGTCAGCGGTGCCGTAGCACTCGGCGGTCGGTGGCACCGAGCTGATGTGCACTCGGATCTCGACCCCGCCGTCCTGCGCCTTGGCGAGCAGGGGCCGCACGATGTCGAGATATTCGTTGACGGCGTCGAGCATCTCCTCGGTGACGAGGATCTCGTGGCCGTCGACCGTGACCGTCGCGCCGATCGCCGGCAATGGCTCCTTAGCCAAAGCCGCCTGGGCGATCGTATGGGCGACCGTTCCTTCCGCGGCGTATGAAGACGCGGGCCCGCCCAGGTAAGGCCGCGCGAGCGGGACCGAGCCGGGGCAATGCAGCCAACGTGCTGATGACGATGCCCCCAGCTCGGCGTGCTCGGTCATCAGACTGACGGTTGCTCAGCGGCGAGCTTCAGCTCGGTCAACAGCTCGGCTGCAGCCGGTAGGGCGTCGTCCTTGAGATCCCGCAGGCGATCGGCCCCCTGCCCGTCGCGGAACTTGGTGATCGCCAGGCGAACGTCCTCGTCGCCCTTCGAGTAGATTTTGGTCAGCCCGTCGATGATCGCCGCCCGGTCGATTTTGGGAGCCTCGGGCGCTGCGGCAGTCGTCGCCGCGGCGCGCTTGCGAGTGCTCGCCGGCTTGCCTGCGCCATTGCCCTCGGTCGCCGCCGGCGCTTGGGCGTTAGCGGTGTCTTGAGTGTCCGTTGCACGCGCCCCAACTCCCAACCCACTGGACAAATGAGCAGCGAACGACTGCAGCCCCTCCACCACCTGGGCCGTCGTCTCGCCGATAATCCTGATGTCGATTTCAATCGCCATTACGCTTTTCCTCCTCAAGTTTGCGCTCAGCCTGCCGGAGCGCCTCGGCGCGTTCTTGTTCTTCATCCCAACCTGGCGGAATGAGAATTGGATCGATGTCGGGAGCCGCTGCGACTGGCGCTGGCGGCGCTTCAGCGATCCATGTTCGATGCAGCCGCACCAGCGTTGATCGGCAGTCCTGCGGCCTTGGGTAATACCAGTGCGAATAGCAGTGCGCCTCGACTGGAATCGCCGCCAACGCAAAGACGACAACCAGCAGGGCTTTCATTTTTTCCCTGTTAGTTGAAACTTCATGGCGTTGAACGCCTTGAACGCGGTGTCGCGCTTTTCCTTGGATGCGACGTTATCGGGATGAAGACAGGTAAGGATGACAGTGTATTCCGTCTCGGTGAAGAGCGGCTTAAAGTCATTAATGAGGTTGTTGTAGCGTTCCTCTTTTTCCTCGGCCCGCTTTTTTGATTCCTCAAGAACAGAGCGATAGTCTTTGTTGTGCTCCAGCATGGCGAGGCGTACGCGCTCATCGAAGTCCTTCTCCCACTCACGCAAACGATGTTTCATCGCCGCTTCAATGTGATCGTTGGTGGTCTTGGTGAGCTGGACCCGGCCAATGTCCTCTGGCCGGTTGTGGCGGATGATCTGGAGCGCCTCGTTAGCGGTCGCAGGCGAGACGCCAGCAGCGGCGGCCAGTTCCTTCTCAGGTGGCAGCTTGCCGGTCTGGGCTTCAGCCGCTTGAGCATGCCTCAGCGCGGCGTTGAGCTTCTCAGCTTTGGACCCTCGACCCTCCCTTGTGCGTGGTGACTTGGCCTCAGCAATGATGGTGTTTTGTTCTGCTTCCGATAACGCAGCTAATTTCTGCCATTTATGACTCTGTTTTTTGGTGACACCGAGATCAGCGAGGGTATGCACTGGTTCCTGTGGAGAACCGGTGCATTTATGATATTGTTCGCCACCCTTTGCTTTCTCCATTTCACGTAGAAGCTGACCCGCTCTAATTTCAGCCCTCATCCTGATTTCAGTGGCTCTGTCGATAAGCTCAGTGTCCTTCGCTTGGCGGGCGTAGATTTCTAACGCCACCGCTTTGTCGCGAATGTCTTTGACTTCATCGATGCGATGCAATTCAGCGAGCGCCGCGCTGGCGTTCTCATAAAGGCGCAGAGGCGCAAAAGTGACAGGAGGAGGTTGAGCGTTCATCGCATAGCCTCCACGACGCCTCTCCATCGTCTGTAAATAACTGCCGTGGGCACGGGGCCATCAAATGATTCTAGGATGATCCTCAGCCGTGCCGGGTCGCTGCCCATGATGGCAAGCGCGGCGATGTCGCAAGGGCCAAAGCTGGTGGAACTGCCGCTCCAATCATCGACCTCAAATTTTTCAAGTTGAGCGAGAGCTTCCGCAATGTTATCTGCTGTTTTCATCATTGTTTTCCTTTTCGGTGGGGGATGGGGCCGTGAATCCCATCCCCTGTTATTTTACCCTGCCGTTGTGGCTGAGTTCATCGCCAAGCGACGCTGTTTGGTGCCGAGATTCTCACGGCGCAGAAGCGTGTCGATCCCGCGCATGATCTTGGTGATCTTGGCGGAAGCCACATCGCCCATGCCGTCGTCTGCGGCCTTCTCCTGCAAAACTTTGGCGGCGAAGGCGCGGTCAATCTCGACCTTGCCGTTGATCGATGAGGCGTTGCTCACCGCATCGAGGAGCTTCTTGACCGTGCCCCAATATTTGGACAACAGACTATCCACCTGATTGAGGAAGGCAGCCGGCTTGGCGCTGATTGGGCGCTTATCTGGCAGCGGGTAGAGCATTGAGTTTGGCTGCTTTGCCATCTTTAGTACTCCAGCCCCTGTGAAAGTTGATTGGTAGCAAGGGGCCGCCACTACCAATTGGCGTTTCAAACTGGCTCCAGCGTCTCAATGTCGCGGGTTTTGTGGATCAGGGTCCGGCTGAGCGCATCGTCGATCGAGCCGGCGAGCGTCAGCACCCACACCATCAGCGGCTCGACCTGGCCGGGCCGGTTGGCGCGGCCGATCGCCTGGGTGATTGTTTTCGGCACCCAGTCTTGTTCGAAGATGTACATGAGCGAGCACGGCGTGAGGTCGATCACTTCGCCGGCGGCGCTGATCTGCCCATTGAACAAATGGACCTTTGGGTTGTCGCGGAAAGCTTTGATGTTGGCCTGGCGCTTCGCCGCCGGCGTGCGACCGTCGAGGGTGACGACCTGGCCCTTGAACCGCTCGGCAAGCGCGTCGATCACATCGTGATGAACGCTGAAGGCGATGACCTTGCGGCCGGTCGCCAGGTTGGGCTCAAGCAATGCAGCCATCGCCTGCACTTTGATCATGCCGGTCAGGCGGCGATTGGTCGCCGAATGCGGCGACGAGCGCGCAATCGCCAATGCGTCTTCGCCGGTCGCCTTGCCGACGTCGCGCGCCAGCAACGACTCTGAAGTCTCCCATTCGAGCTTGAGGGCGTCGGGCACGACCAGGTCGGCGACATTGACCGGCCAGACATCGACCATGAACGGCGGCAGATCCTTCTGCACGTCCTTCTTCTTCACCCGATGGGCGAACTTCGCCATGATCCGCTTCAATTCGGGCGCGGTGGTCTTCTTCATGCCCACAACGCGCTCGATGTTGCGGCTGAACTTCACTTCGCAATAGCGGGCGACGAAGGAATCATAGCCGATCGCCGGCCCGAGCAGATCCGGCCGCAAAGCTCTTAGGTGCGGGTAAAGCTCATTTGGGAAGCCGTTGGGGGCCAGCGTCGCCGACAGGAGCACGGTGAGGGGCGCGCAATCCTGCAGGCCGCCGCGCTCGTCGCCAATCCGGTAGATCGCCTGGGTGCGGTTCGAATCCATCGACTTCAGCGCATGCGCCTCGTCGATGATCAGGAGGTCGAACCGATATTGCCGCAATCGCCTCGCCAGCGCCGGATATTTCGAGATTAAAGAGAACGGCACGACGATGACGTTCGCACACCACAGCGGTGCATCCGGCGAGCGCACGAGCGTGACGTTGCGGCGCAGCTTGCCGTGCTTGGCGAATTGCTCCTTCCAGTGCTCGAGCGCGATCACCGGGCAGAGATTGAGGATGAACATCGCGCCGACCTGGTCGGCGACCTCGATCGCGCTCTGGCTCTTGCCGGTGCCGGTGTCGTGCCACAGCGCGCCCCGTTTCACCCGCATGATGAAAGCGGCGGCTTCGACCTGGTGCTGCCACAGGGCCAATAGCGTTTCCTCGGTTTAGACGGGGTCGTCGGTTTCAATTTTCCACAAGGCGAGCAGCAAAGCCTCGGCCCTGCCGTGATCTTTTTTGCGCGCCAGCGTCGTCACTCCGGGAAACCGGCGGATGGCGAGGGCGCGGCTTTTTTCAGCGTCGCTGTCGAGACTGAAATGTTTCTTCCATTTTGCCGGCGTGACGCTAATGATGGGAACCCCTGCCCCCGCCAGCACGCCGCGGATCAGGCCGCATCCCATGCCAAATCGAAACATGCTGCTGGTGCCTTGACCGGGCATTGCGCCAACCTGCTCGACCACCGCGACGTCAGGCTTGAGGCGCGCGATGATGCGGCTCCATTCGGCGGCGTCGACCTGGCGGTCGACGACCGGGATGTCGTCGGCGATCGGCTGCATGTTCTTGACGAGCAGGGCGTAAGCGCCGCTCACCGCGCCTGGGTCGACTCCTAGAATCCTAGTCATGAGGCGCTGGGGGCGAAGGCTTGCGGTGGTTGCGGTTTTGCTCGCTAACGGTCGCCCACCAGCAGTTTTCCTTGAAATATCCGAGATTGTTGTCCTTCCTGTCGAGCGTAAGTCCGGGCGGCGGCACATCCATATCCGCAAGGAAATTTTCAAATTTACGCCAACGGTCGCAAACGGTGACTCCGCGCCCGCCATATCGGGGCCAATTCGTAGCGTTCGGGTTGTTGCATCGGGCGAGCATACCGGCCCAGCGAGCGTATAAGCGACGCTGCGGCGTCCCCTTTTTTGCGTGGCCATGCGTTACGTTGCGGGCGACAGTTTCTTCTCGCTTAATGCACCCACAACTTCGCGTGTTTCCTGTAACCAGATCAGTGCTGCCGACAATTGTTTCAGCCCCACAGGCGCAAGCGCAAACCCATTTCGTTGACTGTCCGGGCCTTCGTCTTACGCTGTGAAGACACAAAACCGTCAATCGACCGAAGCGTGAGCCCGTCCTGTCAATGAAACGCATCAGACGAGGTCGCTGTCGTCGAGGAAAAATAATCGGTTGGGAAAGTCGCGTGAGGTGACCAAGCGCCCGCTCCGGCCGGTCTTGCGTTTCCAGCGGGCGAACATCTCGCGGGCGGCGTTGGTGTTCTCGACTTCGATCGCGTCGCCGTGGCGCATGGCGTCGAAATTATATTTGGGTCGAAACGGCTGCGTTTGCAGGATGGCTGGCATTGCGCCTCACAGAGTTGGGCGAACGCCCGCACCATACCGACGCCGCCCAACTCCGGTCAAGAAAAATTTATCAACAGGGCGTCATAAAACAGCCTCCCCCTATTTGTTGGGGAGGTGACAAAACTATTGCAACCGGGCCAAAAGAATGTTTGTTGTGGAACACTAAGTTGGGTTGTAGGGTTAGGAGTTGTCAATTGACCAACATTGTTGTAATTACCATGCGCAGTCGGCGATTCCCGGCTGTTAATTGGGAGGCTCAACACTATGACCAAATTCGTCAACCAACTACCGCGCGTCGCAGGGGCGCGGCTGCCAATCGAACGCGCGAGAGACATCAACTTCGCCAAGCGGCTGAGACAATTGATGTCGGAGCGGGAGCTGTCACAGTCGGATCTCGCCGCCAAGATCTGGGGCCGGCATATCAGTTCCGAAGGCAAGGACGTCGCCAAGGGCCGCGACCGGATTTCAGTGTGGGTCGCGGGCAAGAATTTTCCCGACCGCGAGAACCTGGAGAAACTGGCCAAGCATCTCAAGGTCAGCGAACTAGCCCCGGAAGCCGAATTGAAGGCGGCGCACAGCGTCGCCGCCGACTGGTCGATCACCAAGCCGCACGGTGAGGTCGGCGTGTCGTTCCTCCAGGCGGCGCGCTACCTGCCGGATGATATCGCGCATGAGATCATCGGTCTTTTCATCAAGGCCGACCAGAAACTAGCGGGGGCCGGTAAACAACCTAGAGCACAAAGGAATAGCGATGACAAATAACAATAGCTCCAAGGAGGAAATCGATCGGGCCTATTCCGCGGTGCAAGTGCATGTGCTGCCGGGCTTGGGGGACGCGTGGGACGACGCCGGGCCGGCGGTGGTGCTGGTGATGGCCTCGATCCTGGCCGACGTATGGCTGGAGAGCGGGTTCGAGACGTTCGACTTGATCAGGGCGATCAATGGCGTGCAGCGCTTGACACCCGGCCTAGCGCCAGCGCGATGACCGACGACGGCGACAAAAGACAGCTCGAATTGGAGCTTCTGGCCGCCGATCTCAAGCTCAGGCGCAAGCAGGAATTCTGGGAGACGCCGCGCAACATCGCCATCCTGGTCGGGGTCGCGGCGGCGATCGCGGCCGCGGTCGGCTTCTGGTTCGGCCGTGAGTTCGCGCCGCGCGCGCCTTCGCCCACGCCGGTTCTAGGCTTTGGAAGCTTCGACGGCATGCCAAGAGGTGAATTTATCGATGCGGTGCAGACTGCTGGCATCATCGTCATTGCGGCAATGGTCGTCTACGTAGTGGTCCGCCTTGACCGGACGCTGACGACCGCGGCCAGGGATGTCAAAAGCGCGCTGACCACTCAGTCCGGCATGTCGAAGCGGATCGAGATGCTTGAGCGCCTGGTGTGGGAGCGCAACGAGATCCTGCCGACCACCAAGCTCGGGCTGACGCTGGATGAGATCCGCGGCCGGCTTGATGAGCTGGAAAAAGGTGGTAAATGATGGGCGGCATCATGTTCGACACGAACGTCGTCATATCGCACGTCGTCATATCGCACGTATCATCCGACCACCGTCCCGCCTTCCCAGAGTGGATACGCCGCTATGCAGTGGAGCATGAGGTCAAGCAGGCGGTCCAGGCTTATCTCAATGGCGTGAACAGTCCTGGGCCGAGCCGGCAGGTTGTCGCGCGCTGCATCGCCGCCTGCCGTCTGCTCGATAACCTATCCGATGAGGATTGGGAGGCTCTAGAACCTCTGCTCGTCGAGGAAATCACAGTGCTGCACAATTCTAAGGTTCCGACGTGGTGGACCCCATGAAAATGCACCTGACGATCACTGAAGACCGCATCCTTGACGCTTGCGAGCGTCGGACGACGAGCCTCGATGACCCCGGCTTCTGCTTGGCCTGCGGCAATGAGCAGGGCGGCTGCGAGCCGGACGCGCGCCGCCATCGCTGCGAAGCCTGCGGCGATCACGAAGTCTACGGCGCAGAGGAGCTGCTGATCGAGATGATGCCGTGATGCTGGCGGATGAGACGGCATGAACTTTGTGAAATCGGTCATGCGGCTTTCTTCAGGGTTTCCTCGGCCGCCCTGAGCGCATTGGCCAGCACCAGCCAGCGATCGGCCTCCTCGACCCCGATCAAGCCAGTGGTGACGCCAAAAGCCTTGTGCTCGACCACCCGCCTCAGGCAGGCGAGCATGACCTCTGGCTGGCCGGCCTCGACCAGCGCAATCAGCATCTGGGCCAAAGCCGCTTTTTCATACGCCCTGGACCGGCTCATGTGCGACATGACTGACATCCTGGCCTGATATGTGCAAGATGGGTCGGGCGGAGGGTCGGGCGGAGAGTCGACCCGACACCCAACAGGCTCGATGAGGGACACATCACCATGCTCAAGCGATTCTTGGTTTTAAGCAGCGCGCTGGCGCTGATGGCCGGCGGAGCCGAAGCGAGGCTGCAGCTCTCGATCGGCGTCGGGGCCTCGACGTTCACCTGCTTCGACGGTCAGCTCTCCTGCGACGTGAGCGGCGGCGCGAACAACCTGTTGACGATCGACCAGACGGTCGGGGGCGCGTTCGTCCAGCTCACGCTGGCGCAGTCGACGTTCGGCAAGGTCGATGCCCTGCAGCTTTCGAGCGCGAACATCGAGGACACGCTTGGGATTCCGATCACGGTCACGCTCTTGGCGTCCGACACCGGCTTCACCGCACCCGTCTCCTTCATCAACAATTCGGGCTCGCTGACGTTCAACGCCAATGTCGGCGCGCCCGACAGCCGCTTAAGCTTCTTCGCCGATCCCCTCGATCGGCAAGGGGCGAATTCCTCGAACACGCCAGGGACGCTGTTGGAGAGCGTGGCGGGGCATGCGCTGACCGACCCGGACAGCTTCGCTGGGTCGCGGGTCACGGCGTTCGATGCTGCAGCACCCTTCTCGATGACAGAGGGAGCAGCACTGGTGCTGCGCTCCGGCGGCAGCATCACGGGCTTCAACCAAGCGATGGAGAGCGGCGTTCCCGAGCCCAGCATATGGGCCATGTTGGCATTGGGATTTGGTTTTATGTCTCTCTTTGGCATGCGCAAGGCACGGTCAGCACACTTAGCAATTTAAGTCTCAGAGATGATTGACCGATTCGCATTCGGTCAATCTAGGGAGGGCGAAGCGTTTTAACCCCCGAATGCTCGCTCTCCCGCTGTAAAATAACAAACCAGAATGTAGAGAATGATTAACAGTTAAAATTTGGGTGATGGTCAAATTGGTTTTTAGGTTCAATAGGTTATAGAGATAGTAATACTAATATACATAATATAATATAATAAGATAATATTATATTTTCTCTATGTACACCCTCGCGTACGCGCGTACGCGTGCGCGCGCGAGGGGCGTCAGGCAGAGAAAACGGAAAAGCGTGTGTGTGCTGTATCTGTGTATATGAGGAGGTTTTGGTCGATGTCGGATGAATTCTTCACCCGTGAAACCTGGCGGGCTTCGAAGACCCGCCGCGTGATGCAGAAGCGGGTCAAACCGTGGGGCGGAAGGAAGACAGCCCCGCCGGCTTTTCTTGCGGCGGCCAAGCAGACGTATTTCAAACCTGGGCGAGTTAACCACCGAAAGTGCTCAGCCGTCAAGCGCGACGGGACGCCATGCGGCATGCTGGCGTTTAAGGGCATGAAGGTTTGCGGAGCACATGGAGGGTTCAAGCAATGGGCGCGAGAGGGCAGGCTGCTAAAGACCGGAAGGTCGGCAGCAAGAGCCGCGGAGTATCGTGCGGCAATGGTCGAGGGCCGATCGCCCGTCATACCGGTCGAGCTGACGCGGTTACCGACGTACCTGAAGGCGGACGGCTGGACGAGAATGAAATTGGCGAAGGCTTGGATCAGCGGTCCAGCGGTCTACCTGAGCCTAATTCGTCAATTGAATCAACGCGAAACAAAATCTATTCGCGTTTGCGTTTGAAAGCGGAAGCTGCGCTTGAGCTTCTGATAATTGCACCGGGCGTGCCCGCCAACGTCCGCGCCGCGGCGGTCCGCACCGCGCTGGAGCTGGTCGGCGCGATCGGCGCGCGGTCGAAAGACCAACGAGATCAAGAGGATAGGGCCGACGACCTGGACCCCGAGCGCCTCTCGGTCGAGGACATCGACAGGGAGATCACCAAGCTTGGCCGGGTCTAAACCAAGGCTCACCTCCCTATGAGGGACGTGAACCTCGAGCCTAAGCCGTTGATATGATTGGCCCAGCACGAGAACAAAGCGTACTGTCGCAACAACGTCGCAACAGATTGAGCGGCTCAGTCACGTAAACCACTGGTGGATGGGCCGGGTGGGTGGGCTGGGTGGATAGACGTCAGATGCTTGTGGGATAGGGCATGATATCACAATCATTTCAAGCACTTGGCCAGGACGTTGACGCCATGGCCACTGGCGTGCTGGTCGATTTGGCGCGTGGGAAGGCCGCAATTCACCCCTGGGGGGTCCTCCCCAGGGCCGCGCCTGCACCTGCTAGGCTCGCACACCGAAATTTCGCCCCCTCTGAAAAATGGCGATTGCCGGCCCCAGGAAGCCCCAGGACGGCTTTCTGTCCTCGGAGGCTCCATGATGCCGCCGGAAGCCCCGATGCCGCTCAGCGGGCTCCCCAGGGGCTTAGGCCGTGCCCATATCCTTGTTGTGCGGTCGATCGCACATGCTGTGGGTGCTGCGGCCCATGATCTCGGGAAATAGACGAATGCCCCTGCCGCCTGCCAACGAGGCGGCTGCCGGAAAACGGGAGGTCGCGCCCCAGGCGCGCAAGCGCGGCCGGCCGCCGACCGGAGTGAAAACTCCTTGGAAGGAGCTGGGCCTTTCTAAGGCGACCTATTACCGGCGTATTCGTGCTCTGTGAGCCTGGCGATCACCCGATAAATCTCGAGCTCATCCATCTCGTCGCGCCACGCCCTGTCCGACAGGCAGTGCGTGAGCATGGCGTTCTGCGCCCATCGCACATCGCCCTCCGCCCCGTCGACTAGGGAGGGCCACAACAGCTCGCAATCCTGCTGACGCTGGCGTAGCCGCCACCAAGTTCGAAACAACCGCCACAGGCCCATTTGCGCCTCCAGGGGTTTGTCGCTAACACTTCCCGGCGGCCCAACCCCAGACGCCGATGCTCGCGCGACCGTCCAAGGTTTACGATTTCACGGCTTTCGCCCGCCGGCAACCGGCCACGCCGCCGCCCGGCGATCGGATCGACGCTCAACTCCAGAACCATGCCGACGCCATCGCCGCCACCCAACTTGCGGTCGAGAAGCTCGTGCAGGCCATGCCGGCCCCGATCGACGTCGGCGCTCCGGCGCGCGCTGTCCTGTTCAACGCCGAGCGGGCCGCGGCCGAGATCGCCCGATCGTCGAGCCATGCGCAGGCGCTTGTCGACCAGGCGGCGCTGCAGCTCAAGCGGATCTGGGTCGAGGTCGATCGCGCTCGCGACCTCGCCGATCGCGCCGAAGCCCGGCTTCAAGCCGCGGTCGAAAAGGCTGCGCAGACCTCCGCCCCGCAAGCCCAGGCCGGATTGCCCGCCAACACCCTGCCGAACCCGACACTCTTTGTTGGCGCTGGCGGCCCCTACGCCGGCGACGACAAAGGCGCGACGGCGACCAGCGCCGACTACGCCCAAGTCGCGATCGACTGGGCGGAGCACATGCCCGACACCATCCCCAATCAGACCATGGCGATCAATGCGATCTCCGGCGATCATTGGTCCTCCCGCTGGTGGGCCAATCGCAGCGCCAACGCGTTCGGCATGCTTGCCTGGTGGTACATGGGCGCTTGGCCCGGACCCCCTCCCAGCACCCCGCTCACTCCGACCGGGCAGCCGATCCCGGACGGCGGCATGTATTTCGACACCAATCTTGGCATGATGCTGGTCTGGAACGGTTCGAGCTGGGTTCCCTTGGCCCAAGGCCCGGCCAAGGCGACCACCTCGAGCCTGTACTATCTGGCGACCGCTGGGCAGACGGTCTTCCCTCTCGGCACGGCCGACAGGTTCGGCCATGTCTTCGCCTTCAACCAGGCCGCGACCGAAGGCTTGCAGGCGCTCGTCAACGGCGTGCGCCTCGAACCGACCGTCGACTTCACCGTCGACACGGTCGGCTCCAGCGTCACCTTCCTTCGCCCTCTCAGCGCCAATGCCCTTGCCACTTTCGACATCCTGACCCCGACGACCCAACTCAGTCCAGCCGGCAGCGCCAACACCCTCCTGGTCAGCCCCATCGTTCCCGATGGCGTCAAGACCGTGTTCACTGGGCTGACCGTCGCCGCCAACGGCAATCCCCTGAACGTCGCCAGGAACGAGGAGCTTCTCGTCTCCGTGGACGGCGTCCAGCAGCAGCCGGGCGCGGCCTACAATGCTTCCGTGGCTCAGATCACGTTCGCCGAAGCGCCCCTTGCCACCGCCAATATCTTTATTGTCTGGTTTGGCCCCGGCGGCTCGGCGTCGCCGCTTGGCTATGCGCAGTTGCCGGCCGCCGTCCAGCAAGTTCCGGTGTCCTTCCCGTTCCAGGGCAAGCCCGCCAGCGGCGCAATCGTCAATGTCCCCGTCGCCTTCGCCATGACCATTCCCGCGGGCCTCGCCGGGACGACGGCTTACGCCACGACCCAGGCGACGGCGAATGCGATCTTCACTGTCAACAAGATCTCGGGCGGGGTGGTCACGGCGCTTGGCACGGTGACGATTGCGCCAACTTCGCATACTTCTGCGATCCTCGCCGGCGCTGGCGGATCGCTGGCGATCGGCGACGACCTCCAAGTCGTCGCGCCGGTCGCCCAGGACAGCGCCCTCGCCGATGTCGGGATCACGCTTCTGGCGTTGAGGGCCTGACGATGGCCTGGTCCTTTGGCGACAGCTTCGATCTGTACACGGCGGTCGGTGACGCCCTCAGTTTCTGGGACGGCATCACGACCAACATCTTCAATCTCGTGGCCGGGCGGTTTGCCGGCAGTCGCGCCATCCAACTGATCAACGCCAACGTGGTCATGTGGTTCAAGAACAGCGGGGCCAACGACGCCGTCCACCATATCGTCGTGGCCTACCAGACCGGCATGACGATAACCGGGTCGAACCTCTACACGTCGTTGCAACTTGGAGACGGCGCGACGCCGCAATGCTCCATCGTCTTCAGGAGCGACGGGGCGATCCTGCTGCAATCGGGCGTGGCGGGCGGAACGACGCTGGCGACCTACACCGGGGCGTTCGTGGCGATCAACACTTGGTACGCGTTCGAGTTCGAGGTCGTCATCAACAACACCACCGGCAGCTTCGCGGTGCGCAAGAACGGCAATCCGGTCAACGACTTCACTGCGACGGCGCTCAACACACGAGGCGGCACGGCCAACAACTACGCCAACCGGCTGTCCATCGCCCAAGGCGCAGGGGCGGCGACTGTTCAGCTTTTGGACGATCTGTTCTGGCAGAGCGGCGCGGCGACCGGAGCGTGGCTGGGCGACATCCGCTGCTACGCCCGGATGCCCGCCAGCGACCAGGGCGTGCAGTTCTCCCGCGCCCCGGTGACGCAGTCGCCCTTTGTCGCTGCCAGCTCCCTGGGGTCGAACGCCGCCTGGTCGTTCTACATGCCGTTCGTCGCCAAGGTGGGCGGAACGGTCGGAGCGGCGAGCGTCACGCTCAACGCGGGCTTCACCGGCAACCTCAAATGCAGCGTCTTCAACAACAACGCCGGCGTGGTCGGAACCGTCCTGAGTTCCGCCACCACGCTCGTCAACCCGGTGACCGGCGTCAACGCCATCACCTTCCCGACGCCGTTCACCGTGGTGGCCGGAACGCAATATTGGCTGGGGTTCATCGCCGACGGGACCTATGCGCTGGCGTTCTCGGTCGCCGGCTCTGGGGGCCAGCTCAACAATTCGATCTCCTATGCGTCCTTCCCGGTCGCCAATCCGGCGACCAGCGCCAATCAGCCGATCATCTGCTCGTGGACGATCACGCCCAACGCCAGCTTCAGCCTGGTCAATGACGCGCAGCAGGACGCGCTTGCTTCCTATGTCTATGACAGCACTCCTGGCGACGCCGACTTCTATGGCGTCGGTTCCATCGCTTCGACCCCCGTGGCCGTCATCGCCACCACGACCCGCGCCTATATGCAGAAATCTGACGCTGGCGCGCGCACCGCTGCCGTGCAACTCAAGTCGGGCGTGACGACGGTCGCTTCACCGACGTTGGTGCTGACGACCTCCGGCTTTCAGTGGGCGTGGCGCACCGATTTGACTGACCCGAACACCGGCGCGGCGTGGACGCCAGCGGCGGTCAACAACGCCCAGGTCGGGCCGGTGACGATTGCATGACCGACAATCGCGTCACTCAAGTCTCGATCGAGGAGTTTGCGACCGCCAATCCGCGCGGGCAGGCTACCCAGGTCACAATCGAGCAATGGGCGACGACCGCGACGATCACCGGGCAGGCCATAGTCACCCAGGTTGCGCTGGAGCAATGGGCGCAGATCGTCCCGACGCTTCTTCCTGGCGGCGCGCAGGCGCGCGTGATGGTGATGGCATGACTAAAGCTTTCGACCTCGCCTTGTTCGTGCCGGTCCCGGCCAACGTTGGCGATGGCGTCGTCGTCTCCGCCCTCGGGCCGCCGTTCGCCACCCAGTTCAAGCCCCTGGTGGTCGGCTCCCAACCCGGCGTCACGGTCGGCGCGTCGATGCCGGCCGCCAATGCGCAGAATCAGATCCTGCTTTCCGGCCCTGGCCCGACTTTCGCTTGGAGCCTGGTGCTCAATCCGGCGGCTGCAGCCAGCGTGCCGCCGGCGACGGCGCAAAATCAGATGCTGCTGAGCGACGCCGCGCTGACCTGGCAGGACACGACGATCGGCACGGTGATGGCGCTCGGCAACGCCGTCACCACCACGCTCGGCGGCACGTTCGTCGCCGCCGCCAACCTCGTTTTCACTGCAACCGCTTCGCCCGTCGTTCGCATCGATGGCGGCAACCCCAGCTTCTCCACCCTCGACAACTTCACGCTGGATTCGGGGACGTTCTAAAAACCCTGCGTAGACACGCACCCTAGGGAGGCTAGACAGCCTTGACGACGCGGAACCAAATCCTTCGCTCCTCGACGCCCGGCGCTCAACCAGCCGCCGGCACGCGCCAGCCTGGCGAGTTGTGGACGACCTTTCCCGACCTGCAGCTCGGCGTCATCGACGCATCGAGGAACGCGCAGAGGCTGGTCGCCGTGCGCTACTTCTCGACCACGGCGAATTACGTCGTCGGTGATTTCGTCATCCAAGCGGGCGTGCTCTACGCGGCGAAAGTCGCGGTGACGGCGGGGGCGTTCAACGCCACGCAATGGACGCAGATCGCTGCGCCGACCGACGCCGGCGGCCCTTATCTGTCGCTCGCTGGCGGAACGCTGACCGGCGCGCTTGTCCTCAATGCTGACCCTGGCGCGGCGCTGGGCGCAGCGACCAAGCAATATGTCGACGGCAAGGTGAGCGCCGCGCCGTTTCTGCCGTTGGCGGGCGGAACGCTGACCGGCAAGCTGACGCTGGCTGGGCCGCCGACCGCCGCGCTTGACGCTGCGACCAAGGCTTACGTCGATGCTGGCGCGTTCATGCCTGTCGCTGGTGGGGCGAACACCGGCTTGAACGACAACAGGCTCATCAACGGCGACATGCGGATCGATCAGCGCAATGGTGGGACGAGCGGGACAGCGGCAGGGTATATGGTTGATCGATGGGCCTACGGATCGACGCAGGCCGGTAAATTCAATTGGGGGAGGAACTATAGCGGGTTAGGGGTTGCAGCTCAGTTTCCATATTATCTTGGCGCATCATCGACTTCAGCCTATGCATCGTTAGCAACAGATCAGTTTAATTTTAATCAGCCGATTGAAGCTGACACGGTCAGCGACTTCGCCTGGGGAACTGTAAACGCACAATCGGCGACGCTCTCGTTTTGGGCATATTCAAATCTAACCGGGACGTTTGGCGGCGCAATTCGTAATTATCCAATTCCATCCACCCGATCATATCCGTTCACATTTTCAATTCCTGTTGCAAGTACTTGGACGAAGATCGCGATTACGATCCCCGGCGACACTGCCGGAACATGGGTGATGAGCGGTAACGCCGCTGCATTTGGTTTGTCTTTTGATCTCGGTTGCGGTGCGAATTTTCGCGGTCCGGCCAATGCGTGGGCGTCGGCAAATTATCAGGGCGCAACTGGCGCAGTCAGTATTGTTGGGACTAACGGAGCGTTTTTTGGTGTAACCGGCGTCAAGCTGGAGATCGGCTCCGTAGCAACGCCCTACAACCGGCAGTCGCTGGCCAAGAGCATGGCCGATTGTCAGAGGTATTATCAAACATTAGGTGCGCCAAGCACCATATTTGTGGTTGGATATGGCGCTACTGGTGGGGCGGTTTATACACCAGTGCAGTTGCCGGTTGTAATGCGCGCTGCACCAACTGTTAGTTTTGGTGGCATTGTATATGGTAACGCATCTGTCATAACAACCAATACGTCATTACCACAATTGTTTGTTGGTCAAGTGACAGTTACTGCTACTGGCGGTATTTCCTACGCGGCAGGAACAGCATTTCTCAACGCGGAGCTTTGACCATGACCTATAGTCAAGTCTGGGACAATATGAAGAACCAAGTCAGCGACAGCGTCATCCAGCGCGACGAAGATCAAGCGTTCATTCCGTTCGATGAAGCCAACCGCGACTATCAGATTTATCTTCAATTCTTAGAAGATGGCGGTGTGCCTACCCCCTATACCCCGCCGCCCGCATCCAAGCCCGCGCTCAAGACCGGATGAGGAGGCTTGTCATCGCTCTCTTCGCGTTCATGCTCGACGGTTGCACCAGCCAGTTCGCGCTCGGCCCGGCGGCTTGGAGCACCGCCGCGCCGGTCATTCCTGGCTTCACTGCGGTGCCGCTGGGCGGGGGTGGTTTTATTGAAGAGCCGAACTCGCTGCTCCAACCACCTGCTCCAGCGGAGCCGGCGGAATCCCCTATCCAAACGGTCATCACCGGGCTTGAGCAAGCGCAAAAGGTCCGAACTCTAACCAGGCAGTTGGCGCGATGAAATGGATGTTCATAGCCATTGGCCTCATGCTTGCAATGCCGGAGGCGGACGCTGCCTACTGCCATGCCGGCGTCTATCGCGCCGGCTGCGTCGGGCCGCGCGGCGGGGCGGTCGTTCGACGCCGCTATCCGCACTATGGCGCGAATGTTTGTCGTTGGCGGGCGGGGCGGCGCGTTTGCTATTGAGGTGATGAAATGTGTGGTTTTGGAATCGCCACGATTTTTCAGGTCGCGATCTTCGTTATTGTCGTGCTGGTCGTCCTGGCGCTTCTTCGCGTCCTGGTGGGCGATATTTTCGCTAGCCTTACCTCCGGCCCCTATTGGAATATCATTCAAATCGTCATCGGCGGCGTCGTTGCCATTCTCATCCTGTTGTTCTTGTGGAGGCTGGCTGAATGCGCCGGCCTGTTTGGACGTGTCGGTATGCTGTCTGTTCTGAGTGGATGAAATGGCGACATTTGTTTGGGATGCTGCAGTGCAGTGGCCGCCGCCGGCCAATATCTTGCTGAACTACGACGTCGTCGCTCCTGGCGGCGTTTTACTGTCGTCGCGGCGCGATCGTCGGGGCGAAACTAAGGAGGAAAGCATGACGCAGCCTTATCTTGCATTGATCACCCCGTTGAGCAGCGGTGGCCAGCCCGATCAGGGCCTGCCTGGTCGGCCGCCGGGTATTTGGGGTGGTGCTCCCCCATACCCCGATCAGGGCTTGCCTCCGGGCGGCGTCGGCGTCTGGCCCAGTCCCGGTCACCCGTCGCATCCGATTGCCTTGCCGCCCGGCTCGATCAGCGGCACGCCCGAGCATCCGATCTACACGCCGCCCATGCCTCCGGGTCATCCGTCACATCCGATCGTTCTGCCGCCGAACAGCGTTGGTGGAACGCCCGAGCACCCGATCTACTATCCGCCGGTAGGAGGCAGCCCGCCGGGCATTTGGGGCGGGCCTCCGATGTATCCCGACCAGGGTCTGCCCGGCCAGCCTCCGGGGATTTGGCCGTCGCCGGGACATCCCGACCAGGGGCTTCCCGTCCCGCCCGAAGAAATTCAACCGCCTCTGCCGGAAGTTCCCCCGGCATACGCCGACAAGATGGTTGTGGCGGTGAAGAAGCCGAATGAGCCTTGGGATGTGAAAGCTTACGATACTTACCCAGACCAAGGATTGCCGCCAACCCCGGAACCGAAGGGTCGTTGGCGCTAAGCGCGTTTAGTGTAGCGTGTAGGGCCGCCTTGACGCCGGGGCGGCCAACCCCAAGGAAGGACATTGTCATGACCACGACGCCAACCCATCCGCATTCGCCGCCGCCCCCGCCGCAGCAACCGGCGAAGCCCGCGTCGAAACCGGCGGTCGATAGTGAAGAGCCGCAGAAGTACAAACGCCCCCTGCCGCAGCCTGGCGATAAGGATTACGTCACGGGTCAGCCGATCAGTGACGAGGAGGCCGACAAGGTCGAGAAGCAGGAAGCCGACAAGCATGCCGCCGCAAAAGCTGCAGCGGCGAAGAAGGAGCCCTAGACATGGCCAAGTCTGCGAGCTGGAGCCTTCTCCTCAACGCCGCGGTCGCTGATCAAGCCTCGGTCGAAGTTTCCACTCCTGGCTATGATGCGGCGCTTGTCGACGCCAATAGCGTCGAGCTTGCGGTCGGCAATGACGTCGTCGTCGTGCCCGACCAAGCGACGGTCGCATTCAGTGGCGCAGCCGCGACCGTCACCAACTTGACTGGCGCTGAGTGGGCGTCAGGCGAGACGGTCTACATCTACGTCGAGGCCAAAGGTCTTGCCGGCGCTGGCGAGACGTTGGCGGCTATGCAGGCCGCGATCGACGCCAATGCGTCCGCGATCGCGCTGCTCGACACTGAAGTCGCCGACCTTCAATTGCGGGTCGCTGCATTGGAGACGCCGGTGACGACGCAAGCGAAAGGGAGGTAAGCCATGCCCGTCGCGGCAGTGAGCGCAGCCGATCTTGCTTACATCCAGGCGCATCCGAGCGCCGTTGTCACCGCGCAGAAACCACTGCTCAAGGTGGCGAAGCAGAATCATAAGAATGGTCTTCCAGTCTGCACCGCCGCGCCGGCGGTCACGGGAACGGCGACGGTCGGCCAGGTGCAGACGTGCAGTCCGGGAACCTGGCTCAACACGCCGACTTACGTCTATCAATGGCGGCGCAAGGGGGCGAATATTCCGAGCGCGACGGCGGCGACCTATACGCTTGCCGCCGTCGATTCCGGCTATCAAGTCGAGTGCGAAGTCACTGCGACCAACGGCAATGGCGGTGTCGTCGCCAAGAGCAATGCGGTGACAGTGCCGTAAACCAGGAGAGAATAATGATCCCCAAAATTGATCCGCGCTCGCCGGGCAAGTCGAGCCAGAGCGACGACTTCTGTGATCCGCACGGCCATGGCGTTGGCTCGCCCAGCGACGGCGGCCATGTCGGCATGGGCCGCGACGACAGTGGCGGCTTCAAGTCGATGGCGCGCGGCGGCGAGAGCCCCGACGGCGACGCGATGGTGGCGAAGTACCGGCCCGGCCGTGGCGGCGGCTCGTCGGACGAGATCCCGTCCGGCTCCGAACTGAACGACGATGGCGACGGCTATGCCTGACCTTGCGAGCACTCTGTCTCAGATTGCTCAACCTCCTGCGACGATCGATTCGTTGAATCTCACGCCGCAGGAGAATTACCTCTATCAGATACATCTTCAGAATCTGCTTGGCCCTGGTGGTGTGACGAACTTCAATGGCAGTCGTTCAACCCTGCGCCAGATGAGCACCAATATTGGCGACCGTGTTTACAACCTGCCGACAGTTTGGGGCGGGCGCATCCTGCCGCCTGATCAGGCGCTTCAGCAGGCGCAGCAAGCGGGCATCCAGAACTTCCCGTCCTACGGAAGCACTGACGAAGCGGAGGCGCGTTATCAGCAGATGCATGATTTTCTGGATCAGGATGTTCAGCGCGCCCGGACTTTGCCGATGCCTCTAGGGTCGTGGGGCAATGGGCAGTGAACAACGCCGATCGCCGGCTTCTTCTTCTCGAACGGAAGAAGGAGATCCTCAAATCGCGCGCGAGCCTCATTCCGTTCGCGCGCTACATGAGCCCCGACCCGGACCACCGGGTCGACCCTAACCGCTCGGCTTACGAAGTGGCGCGTCACCACCGGGTGATTGGGGCGGCGCTGGAGGAGGTCGAGGCTGGCCGGATCAAGCGGCTGATGATCTCGTGCCCGCCGCGGCATGGCAAGACCAAGCTCGCCTCGATGCTGTTCCCGACCTGGGCGGTCGGCCGCAATCCGCGCAAGTCGATCGTCTTCGCCACCTACAACGACAAGTTCGCCCAGGACATCGGCGGCGTCGTCAAGACGACGATGCAGTCGCCGCTCTATAAGCACGTCTTTCCGAAACTCGAGCTGCGCTACGGCGGCGCGGCCAACGATCGGTTGCGCATTGTCGATGGCGGAGACTTGTTTTTCGTCGGCGTCGGCGGCACGCTGACTGGCCGCGGCGGCGACATCAACATCCTCGACGATCCGGTCAAGAACCGCAAGGAAGCCGACTCGCCGATCGTGCGCGAAGCCTTGTGGGCCTGGTACAACAACGTCCTGCGCTATCGGATGATGACCCAGGATGCGGCGCTGGTGATCATCGCCACGCGCTGGAACGAGGACGACATCATCGGTCGCCACACTGATCCGACCAATCCCTATTACAACGAGGAGGAGGCGGCGACCTGGAGCATTATCAATCTGCCGGCGCTCGCCGAAGAAGATGACCCGCTCGGCCGGCCGCTTGACGCGCCGCTCTGGCCGTCGCGGTTCGGGACCGCGTTTTTGCTCGACCAGCGCCGCGCCGACGCGCGCGGCTTCACTGCCCTCTACCAGGGTCGGCCGACGCCGGCGGAAGGCTCGTTCTTCAAGACCGACCACATTCGCATGTACAACAAGATGTCCGACCTGCCGCATCCGGATTCGCTCCGTTATTACGGTGCATCCGATTTTGCGGTGGCGACTAAGCAGGAGAACGACAAGAGCTGTCATATGGTGGTTGGGGTCGACGAGAACGACAACATTTGGATCATGCCGGATCTCATTTGGTCGCGCCTGCCGTCCGACATGTCGATCGACGCCATCATCAACCTGATGGCGAAATATCGGCCGATGCTGTGGTGGGGCGAGAAGGGCTCGATTTCGAAATCGATCGGGCCTTTCCTGCGCAAGCGCATGCTCGAGAAACGGGTGTTCTGCTCGATCGACGAGATCGCCCCGGTTGCCGACAAGCAGGCCCGCGCGCAATCGATCGCCGCTCGCATGAGCATGGGCCGGGTCTACTTTCCGCGCTTCGCCCGCTGGTTCGCTGACGCGCGCGACCAATTGCTAAAATTCCCCCATTCTGGTTTTGATGACTTCGTCGATACGCTGTCGCTGATCGGGCTCGGGCTGATGAAGCAGATTCCGGCGCGGGGGAAGCCGAAGGCGCGTGACGAGGGTCCGAAGGAATTCACCCTCGGTTGGGTGAAGGAGAATTCGAAGCGCGCCGAACGGGAAGCGCGCGCCGCGATGGATGGCTGGTGATGCCTGACGAGGGTCCGACTTTCATCTGCGAAGACTGCGGAGCTGTCGTGTTCGATGCTCTTGGCGAGGTCCGCAAACGCTGTCTGACCTGTCAATGGGTTGCTGATATTCCTGACGCCGGCGAACGGGAAACGCTTCGCGCCTGGTTCGATGAAATGGATCGGTGATGCCTGGCCCCCAAGACCCCAACGACGCAGTGGTGCAGGCGCTGTTCGGCACCCCGCAGGGCGTCTCGGGCGCGCAGATCCTGCAGACGGGCGAAGCCGACGCCAAGATGATCGAGCGCGAGCGGCCGGACCCGCCGCAGCAACGCAAAGCGCTTGTCAAAGCCTGGGGCGCGGAGGTCAAGCACGCCAAGAAGCACTGGAAGCCGGCCTTCGAACGGATGAAGGAGGACCAGGATTTTTGCCTTGGCAAGCAATGGTCGAAGAACCCGAAAGAGAAGCGCTACGTCGCCAACATCACCCTGCGCGAGGTGACGCAGCGGGTGTCGTTCCTCTACGCGCGCAATCCGAAGGCGGTCGCGCGTCGGCGCGAGATGATCCTCAACACGGTGTGGGACGGCACCGAGCAGAGTTTGCAGGCGATCCAGGAAGCCGGTCAGATGGCGCTGCAGAGCGGCCAACTGGCCGGCGCGTCGATTGGTCAACCGCCGATTCCAGGCGCTCCAGGCGCTGGCGCGGTCGCTGGGCCGCCTCCGCTGCCTGGAGGGCCTCCAGGACCGCCTGGGCCGGCTATGCCGCCTCCTGGGGCTCCGCCGGGCATGGGAGCGCCTCTTGGGCCTCCTGGCGCGCCTCCTGGCATGCCTCCGGGGTTGGGTGGTGGGCCTCCAGGCGCGCCGTCGCCCAACCCGATGCTGCCGCAGATGATGCAGCAGGGCATGGCGATCATTCAGGACGCCAGCCAGGTCAAGCAGCAGACGGACCTGCTCGATAAGATCGCGAAAACGTTGGAGTTGCTCTACGCTTACAATGTTTCTCAGCAGCTCCACCCGTTCAAGCAATTGATGAAGATGACAGTGCGACGCGCGCTGACGGTCGGCGTGGCCTATGTCAAGCTCGGTTTTGAAAGGGTGATGGAGAAGCGCCCGGATGTGATCGCCAAGCTCAGCGACATCAACGAGCGCCTCGGCACCTTGGAACGCTTGGCGGCCGATATCGCCGATCAAGAGAGCGACCCGGATTCAGCCGAAGCGGAGCAACTGCGCCTGATGATCCTGGACCTGCAGAACGAGCAGGAATTCATCGCCCACGAGGGGCTGACCTATGATTACCCGAGTTCGTTCTCGATCATCCCCGACACCAAGTGCATTCACCTGCGCGGCTTTCTCGGCTCCGACTGGGTGGCGCAGGAATACGTTCTCAGCCCCAACGAAGTGAAGGAAATCTACAGCATCGACGTCGGCAAGTCTTACGTTTCCTACAGCCGACCGGACGGGGGGTTAAGCGCCGACGCGCGCGCCAGCGGATTGATGCAGCTCGGTCCCAACGACAAGGAAAAGGGCACCGGCGACGACAAGCAATGTTGCTGCATCTGGGAGATTTACAACCGCAAGGACGGATTGGTTTACCTGGTCTGCGACGGTTACGTCGATTTCTTGCGCGAGCCGGCCGCGCCCGACACGCCGCTTGAGCGTTTCTGGCCCTGGTTCACCCTGACCTTCAATGAGACAGACCACGAGGACGATATCTTCCCGCCGTCCGACGTGCGGCTGATGAAGGACATGCAGCTCGACTACAACACCGCTCGGCAAGGCATGCGCGAGCACCGTCGCGCAGCGCGGCCGAAGACGGTGGTCAGCGCCGGCGCGCTCGATGCGGAGGATGTCGAGAAGCTCGAATCGCATCCCTCGAACGCCATCCTCGAATTGAATGGGCTGCAGCCTGGGCAGAAGGTTGACGACCTCTTGCAAGCGTTCACCGGGCCGGAAATCAATCCGGCGCTCTACGATGTTGCGCCCTATTTCGACGACACGCTGCGGGTGGTTGGCTTCCAAGAAGCGAATATGGGGCCGACCAATTCGGACACCGCGACCCAATCGCAGATTGCTGAGTCCTCGCGCACCACCACCAACGACTCGAATGTCGACGACCTCGACGATCTCCTGACCCATCTCGCCAAGTACGGCGGCCAGCTCTTGTTCTCCAACGTCAACGAAGCGACGGTGAAGCGGATCGTCGGGCCTGGTGCGGTCTGGCCGGATCTGACCCGGCAGCAGATCGCGGAAGAGGTTTGGCTGGAGATCGAGGCCGGCAGCTCGGGCAACCCGAACCAGGCGCAAGAGATCGCCAACGCCCAGAAGATCTATCCGCTGGTGATGCAGATTCCCGGCATCGACCCGGAGTTTCTCGCTCGCGATCTCTTGCACCGTCTCGACGACAAGCTTGATCTCACCCAAGCGTTCAAGTCGCCGCTGCCGTCGATCGTGGCGATGAACACCATGGCGCGCGGGCCTGGCGGACCGCCTGGCGTCGGCCAGGTGGCGACGCCGTCTGCTGGGGCGACGCCGAAATCGCCGCAGATGCAGGGGCCGGCTGGCGAGCAGAACCCGCCGCAGAACCCGCGCCCCGGCGGTAGTTTTCCGCCGCCGACGCCAGGTCCAGCGTCAGGACCGGCGACGCCGACGCCGGGCATGGGTCGATTGACTGGGCCGACGCATTAATTTGACTGTGGTGTTGCGGGTTGGCCAGAAATGCGGCACAACCTCAAACCCATGGGACGTGAATAGATGGAAGACGGGACGTCCACCGTCGCAACTGAATCAGTTTCGACGCCAGCGCCGGCTGGTGGTGAAGCTCAAGGCGCTGCTGCCTCAACCCCAGCCTCGCCTGACGTATCGGGGGAATCGTCGACCCCATCCGGCGAAAAGGCCGAGAGCCGCGAGTCGCTGCTCGACGTCGTCCGTAAGGCCGCTCCCCGCAGGGAAGCGCAGCCTGGTCCCGGCGACGAACGTGGCGTCTCGAGGTCGGGAGAATCGGCAGCTCCCGGCGCGCAGTCGAAAGATGATCCAGGACCGCTGACTCAGGCGGAAATAGACGCTTTCTCACCGCGCACGCGAAAACGCATCGACGAGTTTAGAGCGCAGATCAAGGGGCTCCAGTCTCAGATTCAGCCGCTCCAAGCTCAGGCTCAGACGACGCAAGCGCTGCAGAGCTTCCTGAAACAGGCGGACATCGCCAAGGAAGATTTCGGGCTCGTGCTGGATCTGGCCGCGGCGATGCGACGTGGCGACTTCAGGACGTTCCTGGAGGGCGTCGCGCCCTACGTCAAATTGGCGCAGGAGAGCCTCGGCATACAGCTCCCGGCTGACCTCCAAGCGGCGGTCCAGGGCGGGCATATGACCGCGGACGCGGCACGGTACACCGCCCAGGTGAGGGCGCAGCAGCAACTTGCTGCGGCGCAGCTCGGTCGGGTGACGCAGGAGACGTCTCAACGCGACCATGCTGAAGCCGTGCGTAATTTTCAGGCTTCAGTGGCGGGTGCGGTTTCCGACTGGGAGAAGGGGGTTCGACGATCCGACCCCGACTACGCGCGCACAGAACCCGTTGTGAGGGAGCTGCTGCACGCCGTCGTGCATGAGCGCGGCCCGCCACACTCGCCAGCCGAAGCCGTCGAGATCGCGAAACAGGCTTACGAGCGGGCGAGAGGAATGGCTTCGCGTTTCATGCCGAGTCCACGGGGTACGCATCAGGTTCCGAGCAGCATCAATCGGGTCAACGGCGCTCGGACGGAACCGAAGAGCCTGAAGGAGGCGATTCATTTCGCGATAGAGCGATCGCGTTGACGAGCACGCGCTCGGAGCGCTTTTAGCCATGGCTTTTACAGCCGGAGAAATCACCAATATCGCCAATGCCGCGCTCGACTTTTATTGGGGCCGGCCAGAAGAGTTCTTCCAGACCCTGCAAGACAAGCCGCTCCTGAAGTGGGCGGAGAGCAATCCTAAGAAATTCCCCGGTGGCAAGGGCAACATCTCGGTCGCGCTGCACGGTCAATTCGGCGACGGCTCGGGCAACGACGTCGTCAAAGGCTACACCCACAATGATACGGTGGGCTTTTTCACGCCGGCGAACATCGTTCGGGGCAATTATCCCTGGAGGGAACACCACCTCGGCTTAACGTTGACCCATACCGAATTGAAAATGGATGGGATCAGCGTCACCGACACCAATGGTGAGAACACCACCGAGCACACTGATCGCGATGAGACGGTGCTGGTCAATCTGTTCCAGGACAAGCTGTTCGAGCTGGGCGAGCAATATGCGCGTGGCATGAACGGTCTGCTCTGGGGTGACGGCACCACCGACCCGAAGGCGCTTGCCGGCCTGCAGTTCCTGATCTCGGCCAATCCCTCGGTCGGTACGGTTGGGGGCCTCGATCAGTCGCTTGCCAACAATTCCTGGTGGCGCAACCGGGCGCGCACCACGGCGTTCGGCGTTGCGGTCGGCGGCACGCCGGCGCTGGCGGCGTGGGGCGGCGACTCGATCACCTCGAGCCCGACCAACGGCGGCGCGTTGATCACTGTGCTGCAGACCGAATATCGCCAGCTTATCCGCTATGGCGGCAAGCCGACGATGGCGCTGTGCGGTTCTGACTTCCTTGGCGCGATGGAGGTCGAGGTCAGGGCGAACGGCAATTATTCGATGCAGGGCTTCGCCAATTCCCGTGACGTCTCGGTCGGTCAATTGTCTTACATGGGCACTGATTTTCAATATGATCCGACCTTGGACGGTCTCGGTCTGAACAAGCGTTGTTATTGGTTTGATCCGAAGAAAATCTTCCTCGTTCAAATGACGGACGAATGGCGGAAAGATCATACGCCAGCTAGACCAGCAAATCAGTTCGTGCTTTATAAGAGTATTACTTCAACTGGGCAAATGGTTGCTACTCAGAGAAACAGTAGCTTGGTCATTGAGATAAAATAGATTGACATTAAGTGAGCTTCCTGTTAGGGCTATATTGGTCCTAACAGGAGGCGCTTAATGGTTAAGACTGAGGAGCAGCGAAAACGCCATCGGGAATACATGCAGGAGTGGCGGGACCGTAATCCAGAACGTTGGGCGGAGATTCAGCGTGAGTGTTATGCCCGTAACCGAGAGGGTCGCCAGCGGCGGATGCGTGAGGCGCGGGCTCGCGAGCCAGAACGTCTCCGTGCTGAGTCAAACGCGCGGCATCGTGATCGAATGCTGCATGACTTGGCTTACCGAGCTAAGCATCGGCAGAACTGCCGGTACCATAGGGTTCTCGATCGCAACCGTCATTTTCGGCAGGGGATTGCTGCGGCGTTCGCTGTCGAGACGCGGGCATTTTATGATGCTTGCCCCGTAGCGATGGAGGTCGACCATATCGAACCAATTAAGGGCGATGGTTTCTGCGGCCTGCATGTTCCCTGGAACTTGCAATATTTGACGATGCCGGAGAACCGGCGAAAGCGTAACGAGGTCGTTTGAGGGATTGGCTACCGCCGCGACGTGCAAATCCTCCCTTGCCGCCGAGACGGTTTGACCAGAGTGTAGGGCGTCGTTCTGCACGACGCCCTACCCTTGGAGGATGGAATGGATTTTGTCGCTTGCAAGGTCGCCCTCGGCGGCGATTCAAACAACGTCCTGTATCGCGGCCCCGATGTGCCGGTGTCGTGGCCGGAGATCCGGGTGCTGCAGCATCTGCACGGCGAGGACAACGTCTTCGACTGCGAATTTGTCCGCTCTGAGCATGCTGTCGCCCAAGCCGAGAAAATGCGGTTGCTCGGACTCTATGGGAGTGAAGCCGTCAACATCTGCTATCCCGGCGCGCGGCCGATGATGGAAATGGACTTTCCCGGCGACAGGGAGCCGCTCGCGGTCAAGCGGCCGGAGCGCAAATTGATCGCCGACATCCAGCGGTCGGACCCGGCGCAGCAGGAACTGCCGATCGAGACCCCGCTGCCTTCCCCAATAGGGGGGCATCGAGAGAACCATAAGAATAAGCGTCCGGCGCAGGTTGAGGTATGAGATGCCGCTGGGTGTCGCGCTGTCGGAGCTGCGCTACGAGCTAAGAGCCGAAATCTATTCGAGCCTGTTGCCGGCGCATGGGCTCTCGGCCGTCGACATGCAGAACACCATCCTGGAGCGCACCCAGCGCGAATTGTGGAACCTCTATGCTTGGCCGCATCTCGATTACAAAATCGATTTTGACCTGGCGGCGAATACACAATTTGTCAGCTTTGACCCGACAATGCCGTTCGAGAACGTCATCAGCCTGTGGCGCAATTATAATCCCTCGAACCAACAGCCGTGGATTCAATTGCGCTACGGCTTCGAGGATTCAATCAACGAGCTGCTGCATTCGTATCCGCCGACCCGGTGGCGCAACGTGGTCACGGTCGATGCGACAAGCGGTCTGACCCAGTTCGCTGGCCAGGCGCAAATCTGGCCAATCCCGTCGCAGCTCTCGCACATGCGCTGGCACGGGCAAGCGCCGCTCAATCCGCTCAAGGTGGACAGCGATCAATGTATGATTGACAGTACAGCAATTGTATTAACCGCTGCGGCCGAGCTTCTTGGGGCGCAGAAGGGTGAAACAGCCGCACTCAAGGGCCAGAAAGCGCAAGCCTACATTCGCCGCCTGCTCGGCCGCTCGGGCGCGAACAAGCGCGACATCTCGGCGATGGGTCAGGGGCGAACGGCGCAGCCGACCAACACCAGTGGCGCGACCCCTTACCTCGACTACATTCCGGGGCCTTGAGCCTTGCCGGTCTATCAAATCCAGGACTTCAAGAGCGGGCTTGATCTCCGCAAAAGCTACGCCACTGCCCCTGCGGGGTCGTTGCGGGTTTTGCGCAATTGCATCATTAGCGCCGGGGCGGAGATCGAGAAGCGCACCGCGTTTATTTTATGGGGGCCTGCGCCGTCTGGCAGCTTTGGCGTGCTGTCGCGCAATGGTGAGTTTTTTGTCGTCGTCAATGGGCCGTCCGGGATCACCGATTGGTCTGGCAATAATCCGAACGGCCAGCCGGGCATTATTTCACTGCCGTTTCCGATCGGCATGACCCGCGTTGCGGATTGGGACCTATTCAACGGTCAGTTCTACATCGTCATGGCCGGCAGCGATGGTCGCTACTATCACTTTTACAATCAGGTTCTGGTCACCGACGCGATGGCGACCGCCTCGTCGGTGCGCACGTTCGGGTCGAAGATGTACGGCGTCGATGGTCGGCTCTTGCGCTTCTCGGCGATCAACGATCCGACCCACTGGACGCCGCCCAGCGGCGGCACCAACGATGGCTCGGGCTATATCGATCTCTCGGCGCAGGACGCCGATTCGACCAACCTGATCGGGCTTGAGGTCTATCTCGGCAACATGGCGGTCTTCTCCACCCTGTCGACCCAGATTTGGAAGCTCGACCCCGACCCATCGCTCAATCAGTTTGTCCAGCTTCTGCGCTCGACCGGCCTTCTCGCGGCGCAGGGGCTCGTCCAGTTTGGCCAGGACGTGCTCTATGTCTCATCGCATGGCGTGCGTTCGCTCAAGGTGCAGAACATCTCGCTGACCGCCGGCACCACCGACATCGGCACGCCGATCGACGAAATCTTCCGGGACTTGATCATCCAGAATGGCGCGGCCTGGTTTGCCGGCGCGCGCACTCTGATCCAGCCGCGCAGCGGTCGCGTGATGGTGGTGCTGCCGGATCGGATCTACATGCTGTCGACCTTCCAGGAGCCGGCGATCACCGCCTGGAGCAGTTTCGACGCGCCGTTTAATTTTGCCGACGCTTGTGTCGCCGACCCGTGGGTGCTGATCCGGGGCAGCGACAACAATCTCTACCTCTATGGCAGCGACGTCGCGGCGACTTATGACGCGACCGAAGCCGAAGTGATCACGCCGGCCTTGTCGTGCGACAGCTCGTCGAAGAACAAGCTCTTTCACGCTTTCGACGTCGGCGCGGAGGGCACCTGGACGCTGTCGGTCGGTTGCGACCCGAACAACCAGGCGACCGAAGAAACGGTCGCGACCTTCACCGGGTCCACGTTTGTGAACCCAACGATGAGCATGCCGGAATCGAGCACCCACATTTCGCTGCGCTTCCGCACCACCGACGCCGAGCGCTGCCGAATTGGCCAGGTCAACCTGATCTTCGACGACGGGAGCACAGATTGATCGGCGGCTTGACCCCCTTTGGCCTTGAGTTCGTGCTTGGCAATTTGCGTGACGCCGACGAGGCGGAACTGCGGGCGACGATCGGCCGGGAGAGCGCGGAGGCGACCGCCAAGCTGATCGCCTCGATCCCCGGGCCGAAATGGGAAGCGCGCGCTGGTGACGAGCCGGCGGCGATCGGGGGCTTTGTCCCGGTTTGGCCTGGCATGGGGTCCGGCTGGATGTGGGGCACCGATCGCTGGGGTGACGTCGTCATCGAGGTGACGCGGGCGATGAAACAGCATATCTTGCCCACGCTCGATCGCCGCGGCGTGCATCGCATCGAATGCCGCGCCATGGCCGCCAATACTGCTTCGATCCGCTGGCTGGAAATGCTGGGGTTCAAGCGGGAGGCCGTTACCGCCCAATTCGGCCAGGGGCGCGAAGACTTCGTTCTTTGTGCGCGAGTGACCGGCCATGCGCCACGATGTCATTGACAACCTTACGCTGCGGGTCGGCAAGGTCGACGACGTCGCGCCGCTGTTGACCAAGCACGGCGCTGATCATTTTTACGAAGGCGGTTTCGGCAAATTTTCGACTTTCGATCTTGAGCGCGCCATTCGTGAAATGTGCGCCCAAGTCGAGCGCGACGACACGCCGTTCATCCTGGCTGAGATCGGTGGCGAATTCGCCGGCTGGATGAGCTGGACGATGATGCATGTCTTCACCGTCGCGCCGATCGCAGTCTTGTGGACGATCTACGTGCGGCCGGAATATCGGCATGGCGCAGTCGGCCGGCGGCTGATCTGGTCGGCTATGGACATCGCGAGACGTGAAGGCGCGTGCGCGTTCTTCGCCACCGTTGCGCCGACCTCGCCTGGCGGCCAATCGCTCTGCCATCTGTTCCGCACGTTCGGTTTTGAACCGATGGGCGGAGCTTTCAGTAAGGTGCTCTAAATTGTCAGGCTCAGCCCCCACCAACACCGCCGCCGTCGATTTCGAGAAGCAGCAGGCTGCCGAAGCTGACGCGAAGGAAGCCGCCCGCCAAGCTTCGCTGCAGCAGGGCCAGACGCTGATCGACCAGATTTTCAATGGCGCGCCGGTGATGGGCACCAAGACCAGCAATTACGACTGGTCGACTTTTCAACCGGGGCAAGCGCCGGCCGGCTACACGGCGGTGCAGATTCCGGGGGTGACGACGACGTCTGCGGCGTCTCCAACGACTCAGCAATTTGGCCAGGTGGGCGCTGGTCGAAACCAATATGCGCCTGATAAGGCTCCGGTGTCAGCCGCGTCCTTAGGCACAACGACGCCCTCGACTTGGGGGCTGAAGGACGCGAGCGGCAACATCACCAAGCAGGGTGATCCGCTCAGCATCATGTCACAATATGACACCGGGCAGAGGACCGGCGGTTTTGACGATGCGTTCTACAACAACTACAAGCAGAAAATTCTCGACTATTACCAGCCGGACGAGCAGCGCCAATACAAGCAGGCGCAGCGCGACCTGACTTACAATCTGGCCCGCGCCGGCACGCTGACTTCATCGACGGAGGCCGATAAGCAAGGCGACCTGGCCTATGACGATGCTTTGCAGAAGGCGAACATCGTTGCCAACGCCAACACCCAGACCGGCAATCTGCAGAACCAGATCCAGTCGAACAAGCAGGATCTGATCAATCAGCTTTACGCTACCGACGACCCGACGCTGACCGCCAACCTGGCGGAGTCGAGCGCGAAGGCGAGCCAACTGCAAGACCCGACCTTGACGCCGGCGGCCTCGTTGTTCACGCCGGCGCTGACCGCAGTTGGTTCAACGGCGAATTATCTGAGCAGCCCCTACACCCCGTATGTGGCGCAACCCACCGCTGGGGTATCGGGTCCGGTTCCGGCGGCGTCGAATGCTTCAGCTGGCAAGACAATAAACTATCGATAGGAGGCGGCGATTTGTGACCCCATCAGCGCCATCGCGCTCGCCGGCTCAGCGATCTCCGCTGGCGTCGGCTACGAAGGGCAGCAGGCTGCGGTGAGCGCGCAGAACCAGTCTAATCAGGATTGGGTCGCGCAGCAGAGCGCGGCGGCGCAAGCCGCCGCTCAGAAAGACGCCGTCAATCAGCAGAAGGCGCAAGCCTCGCTCAATGTCGCGCAAGACAAGCTCTCGCCGGCCAACCAGACGCAGACGCAACAGACGGCGGCGACCAACCTCAACACTCAGATGCTGGCCGGATCGCCGGCGGCGTCGAACTCCAACGTCCAATTGCTCGGTCAGCCGGCGGGCGGTGCAGACACATCGGTCAGCACGGACATGGCGAGCAGGGTCACCAACGCCGCCCGGGAGGCGCAGGGGCGCATCGCCGCGCTGGCGGGCATCACATCCTATGGCGGCGGTTATGGTGACATGGGTTCGACTGCGAACCAGGCGCTGGCCAATTCGGCGGAAGGAATCAACCTCGCCTCCGACTTCCGCAAGGGCGACACCGCGACGCTCGGGGTCACGCAGCAGATCCAGCCGATTCAATACACCCAAGGTTCGAACATTGCCGGTTCGCTTGCCGGCTCGCTGGCCAATATCGCTGGCAGCGGTTTTGCCAAAAGCCTGAAAGCGTCGGGGGTGGGGACGTAAGATGCCCGGGATTTATATCAATGACGGTGGCCAGACATCGAGCGCGCTCGGCAACATCCTCGGCGGCATCGCCACCAACATGTCGCCGGAAGCCGCCGCCAGGGCGCAGCTCCTGAAGGAGCAGACTGAGCAAGCGGATTGGAACAATCGCCTGCTGTCGAGCCAAGTGCCGGCGACCGAATCCGCCGCCGCGAACGCCGGCGGTCTTTTGTCGACGTTTGGCGCGAACGCCACGCCGCCTGCCGCCGATGGCGGCACTGTCGCCGGCACGCTCGCCGCCACGGCGCAGCCGCCAACGGTCAACACCGGGCAGAGCACGCAAGGCTCGGCTGGGCGTGGGGTTGTCAACACCGCGAGCATGACGCCGTTCCAGCAATATATCGCCAACGAAGTGTTGGCTGGGCGGATGTCGCCGGACGCGCTTAAGACGGCGATCAACATCGGGCAGTCGCGGACCATGGGGCCTGGCGGCACCGATCAAGCGGTGGCGACGCGCGCGACGACGCCGCTTTCGCCTGGCCAGGTCATCAACACCACCGGACAGCCTGGCGGTCCGACGATCGGCGGCGGTTCGTCTTACGCGCATGCGGGCGACGAAGCCGCGGGCACCGCCGACCTTGGTCAGGCCAATGCGGATCTTGAGACGGGAAACGCGGCGCGAGCCAACCTCGGCAAGATCGATCCGATCATCGATCTTTATAAAGATGTGATCGCGCCCGGCATGGCGAACCCGGGGACCAAGCTCGTCGGCGACCTCAAGACGAAAGCGGTCACCGCGCTCGGGCTTTCGCCGGAAACCTATCTCGATTCCGCTGCTGCCAAAAAGCTGATCAGGGGTCAGCTCCTGACGTTCGTCGGGGGCCTGCGGGATTCAGCGGGAGCGCCGTTCTCGCCAAGGCAGACTCAGCTCATCATCGATCAAATCCCAGACCCGGAAACTGACCCCAACGGCTTTTTGTCGTCGATGGCCTGGGTGCGAGCGCATTTGCAAGCTCAAGCCGCCAATGCTGACGCGGCGCAGCACTATGTTGAAACTCGCACGACGGACCCGAACGCTGGACCGTCCTACCGTGCGCAGCGCGGCAGGAATGCCGCCGCAGAAGGCGATGCAGTTCGGGCGTCCGGGTTAAAGGGGGTAGAAGGCGGCGAAGGCGGCGGAGGCGGGGGCGGTGGCGGGCAGGTTTACATTTTCCCCGACGAAGCTTCGATGGAGGCGGCGGGGGCCGCGGGGGGCTTGGCAGATGGTGCTCGGGTTCAGCTCGGTTAT